TCTGCCGTATTATGCAGAGTTTGGTGCTGAAATTACGTCAGCTGACGCTGTAATAGCATATAATATTCATAACGGAACTCAAACTTATGGTCCCGGTACGTGGATATACGATGAATTTATACCTGCATTAAACGCTTTATATATGAGCGACAAAAATACTTACGCAGAATTTTTTGAAGAAGTACATCCTGATCCAAGATTTTTTGAAAGCGGAGATGCTGGTAAAGGTGCGCTAATTGATGGAGCAGTATTAGATAGTGCAAGTTTAGAAGCCAGTATGTTATTTCACAGTGTGACATTCATTACACCTGGCGTTGATTGTATTACAATGACTAATGGCGTGAGAGTAGAATGGCTTAACAGTTTTACATACTTTGCTAATAGAGGATTGTATGCCACACAAGGTGCAAGTGGTAAACTAATGCCAGACGCATCTATACGATATGGCGCAGAACTTAGAGCAATTGGATCTGCAAGTGTATATGGAAATTACGGTGCAGTTGCAGACGGTGCAAATACATTAATGTATCTAGTAGGACAGAACTTTGCTTACATTGGTGCAGGAAAAGATTCAAGTAATGATAACACACTTACACGCCAAAGTCAAGAAACAATTGAATTAAACTCTGGAAGTATTGTCTACACTAGTACAGACGCAACTGGTACATTTAGGGTAGGCGATAACTTTTTTGTAGACTTCGAAACTGGTACTACAAGCATTGATTCTAGCGCAGTTGACTTTAGCGGCATTGGTAATATAACTGTAAATGATGGTCTTGAAAGAACTTATATTGACGGTAGCAGAGTTGATACAGGTAATGTAAGATTTAGTGGTAACACTGTTACTACTATTGACGGTGATTTAAACTTATCACCGTCAACAGAGATTTTTAATACTGATAACAATGCGACATTAATAATCAGTCGTGGTACAGATCTTCAACGTAACAACGAAATTGCTGACTTTAGATACAATACAAATTCAAACTTGTTCGAAGGGTATTCAACAGGCAATTTAAGTTTTGGCGGAATATATTCATCAAACAGACTTACTAGTATTGACGCCCACAACACTAACAACACAATAATTTTAAGAGTATCAGGAGTACAAGTTGGGTCTATTGATTTTAACAGTACTAACTTGCACGGTTTAAGTACAGGCGATATATTATTTGATAATAACGCAATTAATACAACTTTATCAAATTCTGATTTAGAATTTAGAAGAACTACAGCAGCAAATGTTGTAGATGTATTTGACGTTAATATAAAAGAAAGCAACTTATCTAATTCTAGTAATAACTTATTAACAGTTCGCTCAACTGGATTAGGATATGTAAAATTTGACAGCACTACTGGTGTTGTTGTACCATATGGAACAGCAGCAGAACGCACTGTTGCTCCTGCTATAGGCGAAACACGATATAATACCGAATCTGGCTATTTAGAAACGTGGACCGGCACTGAATGGCAGCGTAGTGCAGGCGCTGGCGAAGAAGTCACTGACGTAATCTTAAAAGAATTAGTCGATCTTTATGTCCTTGTATTAGGATAATCCTCCAAAACGATAAATACTATTAATGCAAGACAGCGACCATTGTTTTGCACAATCATACTGTGGTTAACCAGCAAAGAGCCCTAAGGGGATGAAAATTTGGCTAGAGGGACAGGATCCCCGTATAAGGAGAAGAGATGGCTATAGGTCGCATTAGTGGTCCACTCTTAAAAGCAAACTTACTTCGTGAGGGGGTAAACTTAGCTTTTGAGAATGAATTACTATATCTTAATGTTAATAACAGCCGAATTGGTATCAATACCAGCGCTCCTCAATACGACTTAGATGTAAACGGAACTGCAAGAGTTCCGGGTTTAGAAATTAGCACAAATGCAAACATTGCAAGTGTAAATATTAACGGTAACACAATTTCAACAAGTCAACCTACGCTTACACTAGGTACTGCTGATAATGTTATCTATCAAACACGTTTAACTATTGATAGTCTAGATTTAGAAAATAATGTCATTAGTTCAAATGAAACTAATGCAAATATTGAATTTGCTCCGAACGGCACCGGCACCGTTGAAATATTTGCAAATACAAATGTAACTGGTGATATTACAGCAACAGGCAATATTACTGCTGACGGTAATATAACAATTGGTAATGAAAATACTGACAATGTTACGTTTAATGCAGAAATTTCAAGCGATATTATTCCAGATGCAACTAATACATATAGTTTAGGCAGTCCTACAAAACAATGGCAAGATGTAAGAACACAAAACTTTTTTGCTGGTACAGTTACTACAAGTGCAATTGTAGTGGATGGTATAGACATTGCACTACGTCAGGGTAATATTTTTTATGTTGCTGAAAACGGAAGCGATACTTACTCAGGTGATCACCCTAACGATCCATACGGTTCATTAAAGTATGCACTATCGCAAGCAACTAGCGGCGACACTGTTCATATATATCCAGGTGTTTATCAAGAAGAATTTCCAATGACAGTGCCATTAGGCGTTACTATCAAAGGACACAGTTTACGTGGAGTTAATATTACTCCAACAGTTGCTACACAAAGCAATGATGTGTTCTTGCTCAACGGCGGAGCAACAATAGAAGATTTAACAATTTCAGGATTCTACACAGGATATGCATTTAAGTTTGCTCCTGGCTTTACAGTATCAGGAAATAACCGTTCACCTTACATTAGAAACATCAGTGTTATTACTCAAGGCAGCGTTACAAGCGCCGCTGACCCAAGAGGCTTTGCGCAAGGTGATGCGGGCAAAGGAGCGTACATAGACGGGTCCGTAGCGGGCGCTACAAGCTTGGAAGCAACAATGCTGTTCCATAGTGCCACGTTTATTACACCAGGCGTAGACGCTATTACAGTAACTAACGGAGCAAGAGTAGAATGGCTAAACTCATTTACATACTTTGCTAATCGCGGTATATATGGCGTAGATGGTGTCACAGGCTTGCGAGGAAGCGGAAAGACAGCAGTTAGAGTAGATGACTTAACAGGTACTATCGTAGATGGAAACACGTTTACATACTACGACACAGATGGCGTAACAGTTCTTGCAACAGGTACTATTAACGGTGTAGATGCAGATGGTAAGTTTTATGTTAATGGAAATCTAACAGGATTAGAAACTGCCGGCGAACGCGGCGGTAAAACAGTAATACGTTACAATAATCCAGTAACCGATACTGCTATTAAGAAGTACGGAACAAGTAGTTTACAACTAGACGGAGTAGAAGATTATATCGGAGTTGCATCTAATAATGACTTTGGATTTGGCACGGGCGATTTTACTGTTGAAGGTTATTTTAGATTTAACAGTGTTGCGTCACAATCAATATTATTTGATTTTAGAGCCGGCACAGGAACAGATGTTGCTCCAGTACTACTTGTAGCAGCCGGCGGTCAAGTACAATTTTATTCATATAATCAATCTAGAATTTTAGGCGCAGTATTATCTATCAACACTTGGTATCATATTGCAGTTTGTCGTAGTGCTGGTACAACAAGACTATTTGTTAATGGAGTAAGTCAAGGAACACCGTGGGTAAATTCAACAGATTATGGTGTTGCAAAGCCATTAGTAATAGGAGCAGACTGGAACGGCTCTCAGAATGTTAACGGATATGTTGACGAATTTCGAGTAAGTTCAACAGCTCGATATCCTGCAAACTTTGGTGCATTGACAGCAGAATTTGTAAGTGACGTAAATACTGTTTTACTATTACATTTTAATAACGCAGGCGACAGTAGTATTGTAATTGAGGACGATACTCTTAATTCACAAGACATCCGATTTAGTAACGGTGCAACAGCAAGTTATGTAACACTAGCAGATACTACAGACTTTGGTGCTGAAGTACGTGCAATTGCAAGTGCGTGTGTATACGGTAACTACGGTATTGTCGGTGACGGATCAGGTGTACTGATGTATTTGATAAGTCAAAACTTAGCATACATTGGTGTAGGCAAAGACCTTGACAACGACGATACTAATGTAATACAAGCAAACGAAGTAGTTGAATTAAACAATGCACAAATAAGATACAGCAGTGTAGATCACAAAGGTGACTTTAGAGTTGGTGATTTATTTTATGTAAATCAAGCAGATGGCACAGTAGACTTCGGAAGTTCGATATTTAATATTAACACTACCGAAGGTATAACAATTACAACTGGCGGCAGTACAACAACTATTACCGGTGAAAGAATTGATATTGGCAACTTACGCATTAGTGGAAATACTATTGCTAGTTTAAGCGGTGATATTAATTTAGATGCTGATAGCGGCACTGTTAGAATTAATTCAACTAGTGCGCTACAACTTCCAAAAGGAAGCACAGCAGCTAGACCTACACCTGCAACTGGTATGATCCGTTATAATACTGATACTAACTTATTTGAAGGTTATGACGGTAATTGGATTGCACTAAATGGTGTTTATGATTTAGATTTAGACACACGTATTACAGCAGAACTTACGCCTGGTGCTAACGATAATACTATTAGATTTTATATAAATGATAGTATACTTACAACTATTGATGCAGATAAATTAGAAACTATTCGCATTGAAGTTGATGATATAAGTATCGACGGCAATGTTATTACAACAGAAACTACAAATACAGACTTGGTTATTAGTGCAAACGGAACAGGTTCTGTTGTTATTGATAACCTTGCATTTAAAGATTCCACTATTACTAACAGAGAAATTAACGGCGTATTAAATTTCCAGCAAGAAGGCGATGGATACTTTAAAATTGAAGGTACTAACGGATTTGTTGTACCTGTTGGAACAAATAATCAGCGTCCGCCAGCGGCATATCGCGAAACTGGCATGACACGTTATAACACTGAACAACGATATTTAGAAATATGGGACGGATTTAGTTGGGTATCAGTTGCAGGCGCTACTGGATCAATTAGCTTTGCAGCAGCAGAAGATCTAGCAATTGAATACGTATTAACATTAGGATAAAAAGATGGCAACGCAATTTAAAAATAAAGTAGTAAAAGAAGTAGGGCCGGTGCCTATACTTGCATTAGAAACTGACGCATCTACACGTTCAACTATAATTGGCCTTAACATGGCAAATCTAACAGATTTTATAGTATATGCTAGTATATTACTACATGATGATACTAGTGCTGAAGGATACTTTATGAAAGATGTTATAGTGCCACCAAATAGCAGTCTACATGCACTAGCAGCTGGCGAAAAATTAATACTTGCACCGTCAAATCAATTATATCTAGTAGCTGATCAAGATGAAGCTCTAGACGTAGTTATAAGTTACGTAGATATTGTATAAGGAATAAAATTATGTCGGCAAATTACACAGGGTTTACACCAGATCAAATATACAGCGCAGTTCAAGACAGATTTTTTTACGGACTACGTAGAACAGATCAAGGCGAATTGTTCATTGCAAAAGCTGATCAATTAAAAGCTACTGATAGTATTACAATTAATAAATCAGGAGATCCTAAAGATAATTTTAAAAACTTTAGCGAAGGCAATGATTTCTTTGAAGGCAGAGACGTAAATCACGAATTAGTTTATAAAAACTTAAATTATGAACAATTTATGTGGAACGATAGAAATATATCATATTACGTTAATAATGACGGCGATTTAGTTGCAAGCATAAATCAAAAACATACGTATGATGAAAATTCATCATCAGACGGATTATAAGAGAGAAGTAAAATGGCAGATTTTAATTTAGATAGAATTCGATTTAATTGGAAAGGTATTTGGAATACCTCAACATCTTATGTTAAAGATGATATTGTTTATTATGAAGGCAAGGCATTTGTATGTTTAGAAGGACACACTTCTTCAGCAGATGACTTTTATAATGACAAAGATGTTGCTCCTATACAAACTATAGCTGTAACAGTTAATACTGATACACTAACTTCTAAATCACATGGTGTGTTCTATTTTGACGGTGTCGAAACACCAACGTTAAAATTAAGAAAAGGTAATACATATATATTTGATCAGACGCAAATAAGTAACACAACATACGGCGCCGGGGCTCATCCGTTATTACTTAGTGCTACTAAAAACGGCACATTTGCTGGCGGACAAATATATAATACAAATATTGTATACTATCTAAATGATCAACTAGTTACTCAAGACCAATATATTGCTGATTTTGTTTCATCGGCATCTAGAAAATTTGAAATAACAATTTCTGATACTATTCAAGAATTATATTACTTTAGTTCTAACGAAGCAGACATGGGTAATAATATACGTGTTAAATATTCTTCTTATTGGGAATTAATGTTTGATGGTTACACCTGGAAAAAAGATTGGCAACCAGATACATTTTATCCTGAAGGTGCAATAGTAAAATTTCACGGGTATATTTATAAATGTACAAATTCTCATACATCTACAGGTATAGCTCATCCAGGACTAGTAACTGATATTTTAAATTGGACGCTTCATGCAACTACTTATAATTGGTTAAATTTATGGACTACAGACACTAATTATTCAGTCGGTGATATAGTAAGATATAACGGTACTACTTATATTTGCATACAATTGCATACATCAGCTAGTAATGCATTTTTAGGATTAGAAGATAATCTATTTAATTGGGCAATTGTATCTAGAACAGATAATTGGAGAGGCGACTGGTCGACATTTACAAGATATATAGCTGATGACCTAGTAAAATACGGAGGTATAGTATATCGCTGTATACTTCATCATACTAGCAATAGTTTAGCAGAAAATGGACTAGAAGCAAATCAAGAAAACTGGGAAATTGTAAACAGTGTTCTTGAATATAAAACTGAATGGACTCCTGATACACGATACAAATCTAACGATGTTGTAAAATATGGCGGCACGCTATGGAAAACAACATCTGCCCATACATCGTCATCGATTTTTAGAAATGATTCAATAAATTGGTTAGTATATGTTCCAGGATTTGAGTTTGAATCAATATGGGATATTGAAACAGAATATCAACAAGGCGACATTGTGCTATACGGTGGCTACAGCTATACAGCACTTACGACAAATGTCGGAACTGTGCCTAGTATAAACGGAATTCTTCAAGACACAGGTGATTGGGAAGTACTAACTACTGGTTATAAACACCTCGGTGACTTTGATACCGCAACGCAGTATACTACCGGCGATGTGATTAGAGAAAGTGGATACTTATATGTTGCATTGATTGATAGCGTAGGTGCTAGTCCAAACACAAATCCAACTGAATGGCAGTTATTAACAACCGGCTCTCAGTGGAGATCAGATTGGCATGATGCTAATACTTACTATCTAGGCGATGTAACTACAATTGCTGGAACAGCATATCAATGTATTTTAAGTCATAACTCGTCTGTTGTAGAAACTGTTCCTACAACAGACGTAGGCAATACTGATACTTACTGGAAACTTTTAATACAAGGCTCTCCGAGCAACGTATTAACTACTCAAGGTGATATTAAAACTCGCAATGCGTCAGCTGATATTAGATTAGGTATTAGTACTCCGGGTAGTGCATTAAAGGCAACTTCTTCAGATATATCGTGGGCAGCATATGCAACAATTAATAATGTATTTTACGTAGCACCTGACGGTACTGATATACCAACAGCTGGTATACAGCCAAACGCTCCTTTTAGAACAGTGAAATATGCCTGCGAGTATGTACAAGAAAATATTGACAATAATACAACACAAAGTACAATTTTTATTAAGACAGGGTATTACGAAGAAATAACTCCTATTAAAATTCCTAGAAACTGTGCATTAGTTGGTGACGAGTTGAGAAGTACTGTAATTGTGCCAGCGCCTGGCTATGAAGAAATTAATATGTTCTATGTTAACAACGGCAGCGGCATTAGAAATATGACACTACAGGGCCTAAGTGGTACACTAGGCTCAGCTAATATCTATCTTACAAAACGACCAAGTGCGGGAGCCTTTGTTAGTTTAGATCCCGGAGAAGGAACTAATGATCAATCTGTCTGGATTACTTCTAAATCGCCATATGTACAAAATGTAACTACTTTTGGAACTGGGTGTATTGGCATGAAAATTGACGGGTCATTACACGACGGCGGCAATAGATCAGTTGTTGCTAACGACTTTACACAAGTATTAAGCGACGGCATTGGATATTGGGCAACAAACTTAGGCAGATCAGAGCTAGTATCTGTGTTTACTTACTATAATCATATTGGATATCTAGCAGAAAATGGCGGAATACTTCGAGCAACTAATGGTAATAACTCGTATGGAGAATACGGTTCAGTTGCAGAAGGCTATAATTTACAAGAACCGCCAATTAACGGTTCTATAAACAATAGAAGTTTAGAAGCACAAGTAGAAGAAATATTTACATACGGAACTATTGCGCAAAGAATTATTGCTTTAGGATATTCAACAGCAGGTCAAGAATACACAAGTGCTAATATAGCATTTTCTGGTTCTGGCATTAATGCAACAGGATCAATTACTGAAGTTAGAAATGATGCAATTACTCAGATAAGAGTTAATGCTCCAGGAGACTCTTCTGTTCCAGGAGGTTTAAATTATACTAAAATAGTAAACTCTGCACAAGAAGGTAATGTATATTCGATATACCTGTCACAAGCAGATATAGGAACAGAAGAAAGTTATGTAGGCCAACGACTGGTTATTATAAGTGGACTAGGAGTAGGTCAATACGGAGAAATATCTGCGTTTGATCCAGTTTCAAAACTTTGCGTAATAAGCAAAGAAACTGACGGTTCTGCTGGCTGGGATCATTTCTTGCCAGGTTGGCCAATAGAGTTACTACTAGACCAAACAACTAGATATTCAATAGAACCAAAAATAATAGCAGAAGAACCTTCGTTTATTGTTACAAGTGCCACTGCACCAAGTATTGTGCCTTGGGATCACTTTACGTCTAACGGCGCTGATATCCTTATGGTAACAGCATCACTTGAGGAAGACGGCATAGGATCTGGAATTTATTTTAATGAAAATGCGTTTAGTACAAACGGCGGCGCAACTTTTACTACAGCAAATTATAGTCCAGCGTTTGCAAACGCTTCTACTATGTTAGACATGCTATACACTGGCGATAAATTCCTTGCGTTAGCAGATACAGAATTCAAGTTAACACTGGGTGCCGACGCCACAACATTTAGCGGAGGCGTAACTGCACCCGCAGGTAGAACATGGGTAAGTGCAGCTACAGACGGTGCTGGAACTGTTGTCTTAGTACAAGATAACGGAGCCGTTCGTGTTATGACTAATCACGGTGGCTCTAACTACGCAACCTATCCAGGCGTTGACACTTCGACAGCAATTGCAGGTAAAGCAATATATGGTCTTGGCAAGTATGTAATTGTCGGAGATAACGGCAATGTTGCATACTCAACAGATAACGGCACAAATTGGACTACTACAGTTTCAGCTGTTTCGGCAAGAGCATGGAATGATATTACTTATGGAAATGGGATATTTGTAGCAATTTCTGTTGCTGATAATATTGTTGCTAGAAGTTTTGATGGAATTAGTTGGTACGAATCGATTATAGAGGCTGGCGAGACATTAAACAGACTAACATACGGCGCCGGAGTATTCTTAGCATCAGGCGCTAACACACAACTAGCAATATCTCAAGGTGCCGATGTTTGGAAGATCAATGACGAAGCAAGTACAGTGTATACTACTAATCAGTCAGGACAGTGGAACGCAGGCATTTATGTTCCAAGTACTGCACAATTTTTGTTAATGAATGCACAAACTGGTGTATCTGATGGTGTAATTAATAAAATATCAACTGGTGCTAGACCGGTGCTAAGAACAACAGTTCTTTCTAGTAGAATTAGTAGCATTGTAATCTATGATCCCGGAAGCAATTATTCTACAACACCTATAATAACTATAACAGACAATCTAAATACTCTAGATGCAAATTTGTCAGTAAGAATGGCCGACGGAGTTCTTGCCCAGCCAGAAATGACTAATCGAGGAACTGGATATATTACTGCTCTTGCTGATATAACAGGTGACGGATATGCTGACATTTATCAAATTGATAAAAACATAGCAGTTTCGGGACTAATAAGACTTCCTGGACCAGGTGACAATTTAAATATTGTAGGAATTGATGATGTCCAGTATAGTGTTACAGCGGTAGTTTCGTCAACCGGTGTTGGTCCATATGATGCAATATTACAAATAACACCGCCGCTTGGCATAGACGAATCACCTGATCACGGTACAGCAATTACGCTTAGAGAACAGTATAGTCAAATTCGACTAACTGGACACGATTTCTTAGATATCGGTACTGGTAATGTTAATTCAACCAGATATCCAAATTTGTATCTAGAAGGTGAAGATCCAGAAACACCAAGGCAGCCGTTTAATGAAACAGTTGCTTCAAACGGTGGACGAGTGTTCTATACTTCAACTGACCAAGATGGTAACTTTAGAGTTGGAGAATTATTCCAAGTTGAACAGAATACTGGAATTGTAAGTATTAATGCTTCACAATTTAATTTAGCTGGACTAACAGAACTAAGCTTAGGCGGAATTCAAGTTGGCGGAAGTGCTGTTGTTATTAGAGAATTTAGTAAAGAACCGACATTCGCCGCAAATAGTAATAACATTGCTCCAACTCAGGCTGCAATTATAACTTATTTGAATTCTAGAATTTCCGGTGGCGGATCAAACGCTAATACTAACAGATTGGTAGCAGGTCAGGTGCAAATAGATACTACATCAGTAACATCTACAGCAGATCTTCAAATTAACATACCAGTAAAAGCGAATCTAAAAAGAGGCATGGTAGGTCATTATTTGGCAAGCCAGTTTTATTCATCTGGATCTGTGTTTGGATTAGAATAAAAAAATGATAAATATTAACATAAAAGTTGGAGCATTAAATGGCTGAGTTTAAATTAGGTAGAATTAGATTTGTCTGGAAAGACAATTGGACATCATCGACTGTATATTACAAAGACGATGTAATTAGAAATGGCGGAAATACGTATGTATGTATTAATGGACATACTAGTTCGTCAGATTTTCCGACAGACGCATTAACATACTGGAATAAAACCAGCGATGGACAAGAGTGGAAATCCGACTGGAATGTTAATACATACTATAAAGAAAACGATGTTGTAAAATACGGCGGCAATTTGTATATTGCAACTATAGCGCATACTAGTGATGCCCTTTCTGCCAACGGATTAGAAGTAAACAACGGAAGAATTTTAACAGTTGGTACAATTAGTGCTGCTGATGCAGCAAGAACTGAAGGCGTATATCCATTATTGATACCAACAACTAATGGTATAGGGGTAGGCGCTGAAGTTACTGCAACGGTAGATGGCGCAGGTGCAGTTGTTATTAATATAACAGATGGCGGCTCTTTGTATGAAATCGGCGACACTCTTACACTGACTGATGCACAATTAGGCGCCGGCGGCGCGGCTGATTTAACGTTCATTGTTGAAACTGTAGATAATAAATGGGATCTGTATGCAGAAGGATTTGACTATAAGTCAAACTGGCATATAGGAACACGATATAAAATTAACGATATTGTAAAATATAATTCTACTAGTTATATTTGTGTCGAAGAACATACAAGTAACAGCGACGAAGCAGTTGGTCTCGAAGCAGATCAATCTAAATGGGAAATCTTTTCAAAAGGCGTAGAATGGAAATCTGATTGGGATACTGCAATTAGATACCGAGTTAATGACATTGTAAAATACGGCGGACAAGTTTACGTATGTAATGAAGGTCACACTAGTGCTGCAACAGCAGCAGAAGGTCTAGAAGCAGATCAATCTAAATGGGATTATTTTCATAAGGGAATAGAATATCTAGGTGATTGGGCAAATCCAGTACGTTACAAAATTAACGACATTGTAAAATACGGTGGCGGAGTTTGGATTTGTACAACATTTCACACTAGCCAATCTACTTTTGCTGCTGATGAAGCTAACTGGGCGCAGTTTATTGAAGGTTTAGAATTTGAGGATTCGTGGAGCGGCGCAACGACATACCAACCAGGTGATGTTGTAACATACGGCGGATATAGTTATATTGCAAAAACAAACAACGTAGGTCAAACAGAACCGTCAATTAATACAACTGACTGGGATTTGTTCACTACTGGATTTAGCAATCAAGGCAGTTATAATAATGCCACTGCATATAAAGTGGGTGATGTAGTTCAAGTAGGCGGCTGGACATATCTAGCTAAATTAGCTACTACAGGAAACCGTCCTCCAAATGTTACATATTGGGAAAGATTAAATACCGGAATCGAATGGAACAACGCTTGGACAGACGCAACATATTATGATGCCGGCGATGCAGTTAGATTTGGTGATAGTAGTTACATTTGTATTTTAGAACATACTTCAGATGAAACAATAACACAAAATCGACCAGATCAAGATGTTACTGGAATTAATTGGAATATCTTAGCGGCAGGTCCTGAAACTTCAGTATTAACTACTCAAGGTGACATAACTTACTACGGAGGAGCAGGCGCTACTAGATTAGGCATTGGACTACCTGGGCAAATCTTAAGAGTAGATGGCGCCGGCACAACACCAGAATGGGCTTACTTAGGTGCTGTAAGTCACGTTTATTATGTTTCTACAGATAAAGGAGCTGATAGTCCTGCTCCAATTTACGGAACAACTTTAGACCAACCTTGGAAAACTATCCGTTATGCTACAGAACAAGTTCAAAAAGGTCCGTTGCGTCCTAATGTTAAAACTTTACTTGAATTAAATAGAGGATTTCTTGCAGCAGAAGCTAATGCATGGAAAGATGCACAAATTGTAGCCGGCACTGGTATATGGGCAGGGTTCGTTGATCCTGCTCCCGGAAAGTGCGAAAGAGACATGGGCCAGATTATTGATGCTTTAGCCTGGGATCTATCACACGGTGGCAACGCTCGTATACGAGCTGCTGCATTATCGTATTTCTCTAGTGGTACCCTACTTCCAACTATTGCTGCTGAAGACGAGCAAACAGTTGCAGTAATTAATTATCTATTGTCTATAATTGATAGAGTAATTAGTAATTTAGCACCTGATACAACTTATACTGCATTAAACCAAGTTATAAATGCAGAATATGTAGAAGAGACAGGAAGTCAGACATTAATAAACACACTAGTACAAATTATAACACAATCTATCACAGCAGGCGTAGATACAGGAATACCTGCAGAACGTAAACCTAATAATACAATTTTTGTCAAAACTGGCGAATTTGCAGAAGTACTTCCAATAATGGTACCTGAAAATACAGCAGTGGTCGGCGACGAACTTCGTTCAACAAGAATTGTTGCAGCAGGTAGTTTAGTTGATAGTGCAGATACTCCGTATAGTTTAGATGCTCTTACTAGATTGCAAACTATTATAAGCGATATTGTTACTGCTCCAGGTAACGTTGTAAAAACTACAGGAAACTTATTAGATCCTGTAGAAACTGCACCTGTAGGAAGTGCAGGCGCAGGCACGTTTGCAACAGAACTAGTACAACAGATTTACGATTATGTAGACTGGGGTGTAAACGGTGCAACTAGTGATAGTACAGTTCCTTTAACATATGGATCAAATATTCCAAACACAACAACAGATTATACATATGCTGTTGAATCTATTGAAGCTAACAGAGCATTTATAGTAGCAGAAGTTGCAGCATATATTGCAGACACATATCCTGCATATGTTTATGACGAAGTTGCATGTGCAAGAGATATTAATGCATACTTAGATGCTATTAAGTATGACTTGATTTACACAGGTAACTATAAATCATTATTTGCTGCAAAATATTATGTAAATGCAGTCAACGGATCTACATTAGAAGATATGTTCTATCTTCGAAATGGTACAGGGTTAAGAAACTGCACAGTTGCAGGCCTAAATGGCACATTAGGAGCAGCAAATGCTTACGGAACCAAGCGTCCAACTGCTGGAGCCTACACAAGCTTAGATCCAGGCTGGGGCCCAGACGACACAACTGTTTGGATTACTAATAAGTCTCCGTATGTACAAAACGTAACTACTTTTGGTGTAGGATGTGTTGGTTGTAAGATTGACGGCGCACTACACAATGGCGGCAACGACTCTATTGTTTCAAACGACTTTACACAAATTTTAAGTGATGGCATTGGTGTATGGTGTACTAACCTAGCAAGAACAGAACTTGTATCTGTGTTCTCATACTACGGACATATCGGTTACCTAGCAGAGAACGGTGGTAAGATTCGTGCTACAAATGGTAACAGTTCATACGGTGCATTTGGCACTGTTGCTGAAGGAGTTGATGATACCGAAGTACCGATTAATGGCAAGGTTAATAACTACTCATTCCAGGCAGTAGTAGCAGATGTATTTACTAATGGTAATCAAATTTTAACACTTGAATATCTAAATGCAGGTGTAAATTATACTGCTGGTAGTACTACTATAACTCCTTCAGGAGAAGGATATAATGCAGTAATAGATGCTGTAACTACAACGGACGGCGGCGTCTTTGAGGTAAGATTATTAGATACTAGTGATGACTTCGGTGGCGCAGACTATGTTACTGCAACAAATGCTGCTCAGGCAGGTACTAATACACAGATAACATTATCTAATACTGATATTGCACAAAGTGGTGTTTATAACGGCATGGCAGTGTTTATTAAGTCCGGAGTAGGCGCTGGACAATATGCTTATATTGATAGTTATAACAGTGGTACAAAAATTGCAACAGTCAAAAAAATGAGTGATGATAGCGCAGGCTGGGATCATTTAATAGGCAGTGCAATTGAAACTGTATTAGATTCGACTACTACTTATTTTATTGAACCACGGATTTCGTTTGCTGCGCCACCTAGTGGACTTTATGCAGATACTGCAAAAGGCAGAGCAGTAATCGAAGCAGGTCAAATAGCTAGAATACAATTATGGGACCCAGGTACCGGATACATTGTAGCACCTGCACTAACTATAACTGATCCAAATAATACTGTTGAGGCTCCTACACAAGTTAGAATAGGTAACGGAGTTTTACGTCAACCTACATGGACTAATAGAGGTTTAGGATTTATAACAGCCACTGCTACCATATCAGGCGATGGCTACGCTGATTTATATCAGCCAGGACAGTTCTTAAAAGTTAGTAATTTATCATCGGCACCTTTACCAGGATCAAATATATCATTTGCTGATCTACCTGGACAGTTCTTTAGATTAGTTGCTGTTAGAGACTTGGTACCTACAGGAGATACATTTGCTGCAAACTTCCAACTTTCACCTGATATTACAGTAACCGATGCGTTAGAACATAATGCTGATCTTAATCTACGTATTCGTTATTCTCAAGTACGTCTAACAGGACACGACTTTTTAGATATCGGCACTGGAAATTTTGAAAACACTAACTATCCAGGCATACCGTTAATTTCTCCAGACAGCACTAAAGAAACTAATGATTTAGGCGGCGGACGAGTATTCTATACAAGTACTGACCAAGATGGTAACTTTAGAGTCGGTGAGTTGTTCAGTGTTGAACAATCAACCGGTGTTGCAACATTGAATGCAGATGCATTTAACATTACTGGGCTAAATGAACTTAGCTTAGGTAATTTAAGTTTAGGCGGCACAGGCGCAGTTATTAACGAATTTAGCACAGACGGAACATTTGTTGCAAACAGTGACAACATCGTGCCTACACAAAAGGCAATTAGAACTTATATTACATCACAAATAGGTGGCGGAGCTGCCACACTTAACGTAAATAGTATTACTGCCGGACGTATAGAAATATCTGGACAACAGATAACAACTACAACAGGTGAACAAATTAACATGTTACAAAAGATAAATTTTGCAGCAGGTGTTGACGGCGTACCGGTTGCAATGAATTACTTTTTACTATCATAATGGAGATTAGAAAATGGCTACAGGAAGATTAGGAACTGCGGATATAGCAGCAGACACACTTACAACACTTTATACCTGCCCGGACGATACGTTCGCAGTTACAAGTGTATCAATATGCAATCGAGGAAACTCTGCGAATTCAATTCGATTAGCAGTTGCATCACTAGATACTCCTACACTAGGAGAATATTTAGAATATGATGTAGAAATACTTGCTAAAGGCGTACTAGAAAGAACTGGTATTGTCTTAAGTGCTGGAAACAAATTAGTTGTAAGATCATCGAGTCCAAATGTCAGCGCAGTTGCTTTTGGAATTGAGACCTCAACGATATAAATACATTAACAAAGGAATTACCATTATGGGAAGATATATATCAACAACAGGAACTGCAAATATTGTAACTAGAGAAATTTCTACTACATATCAAGCAGTTTCCGCCGACAGACTAATATGTAATGCAAGCGGCGCGCCATTTACTATAACATTACCAGCAGTTGCTGATGTAATGGTAGGCGATCAAATACAAATTATTGATGCAGCTAGTCAATTTGCAACAAACAACATTACTGTAGATAGAAACGGTGCCTTGATTGGCGGCGCAGCAGAAGACTTGACATTAGACGTAATAGGGTCAGTAGTAACATTGTTATACACTGGTGCAACATATGGTTGGGTAATTGTAAGTACTTAATTGTACATGAATTAGGGATTAAAATTTTATGGCTTCATTATCAGAATTACTAAGAACTCGACAAACTGCAGAAGGTATTGAAACAAATCTGCAACCCGGAGACGTGTTTTATTTTAATCCGGGAACAGGAACAAGCAATTCGTTTGCTCCCGGTGTAAGTCGTTCTTGGACACCTACAAGAACGGGTTCCGCAGTTATCGAAGTATGGGGAGCCAGCGGAAGTGCAGGCAAACAATGCTGTTGCGGAAACGGCGTCGGAGGAAATCCTGGTGCATATTCAAAGAAAGTGTTTACAAGTGTAACACCGTCAGACACGTTTACTATGGTACTAGGACAAAGTTGTGCAAACAATCAACTATGTTATAAAGGCGTAAGTGAACCAACCTTATTTTGTTGGACAGTAGACGGAACTCCTGGAGTTATATGTGCTCAAGGCGGCAATGGCGGTACATCAGCATGCTCAACAAGCAGCCAGCCGATGATGTGTTGTCTTGCTAGTGTAGGATGCTTATGCAAGATGAATTTCGAGTCACAGTCTGCACCGTACGAAAGCATAGGCGCTGGTTGCGGTATGGTATGTAATTATAGATGTGACGTTACAGGCGGGTGCATTGCAACCGCATGCGGCGGCGATATAAACAAAGACGGCGGATTTTCGTGTACATCTTTCCATCATTGCCAAGGATGTTGTATGTGTTACGTTACACATCACGTAAGAACATCACCTGGAATATTTTCACAGGACGGAAATCTTATAAACATAGTAATGGAATGCGGAGAAGGATACTCTAGGGTATCTGGTAACGGTATACACCAATTGATGTCGGGTCTTAATAATCTGAGTAGACATCCAGTGCATGGTATGCCGCCTTCGCCGTGCTGGTCCAACCGTCGATGCAGTTGCTATGAAGACACATTATGTAGTAGTTGGTTGCCTCATGGCGTTCCTGGAATTCCTAGTACTCCTTGCAATGATGTTAGAGACTACGGTTTCAGAGGTGGTCACGGCGCAGTCAGAATTACGTTAATATAATAAATAGGAAAAAAGATAATGCCAGTACTAAGTGAAATAATATCAGCTAAATTAAGCGGAGGCGGTGCAATTGCCGAAGAAGATAATTTAGAACAAGGTCAAATATTTGTATACTCTCCGAATAAGTACAATAGAGGTCCGGCAGGCTATGGGGAATGTCAAGTTTGGAAATCACCGGGCTCAGGCACTGCTACAGTTGAAGTATGGGGCGCAGGCGGCTCAAGCGGAAAAATGTGCTGCTGCGGCGCCGGAATTCCAGGTAACCCAGGAGCGTATCTAAAGAAAACTATCACAGTAGATAGTGATACGTGGATACGTGGATATCCTGGCAGATCCTGCTCAAACGATAACCTGTGCTTTAAAGGATGTAGTGAAAGTTCTTGCTTTACAATATGCTCGCCGAACGGCGGCCTTAGCGGACTGGGTGGAGCAAATTGTATTTGTTTATGTGCTCAGGGCGGCGTAGGAGGCATGACATTCTGTAGTGGTAGTAGTCAAAACTCGTGCTGCTATAGTGCAAATGGTTATTGTTGTAGAGCAGTATCAAGTAACGCAGGCGCTGCATGTTTCTTAATTTGTAACGTCGGGTATTTTGACGGTAAGTGCGCATATGGCGGCGACATAAATTGCCACAGCGGTGTGCCTGGCGGATGTATGTTTTCATGCGCTTCTTTTGGCAGTTGTTACGATTATAAATGCGGCGGCCAATATGATCACGTAGCATACCCTCCGGGGATTATTAGTAAAGACGGCGGCGTTGTAACATTCCAAAGAGAATGTTACTCAAATGCATATGACGGCACAGGTGATGGACTTCATCAATTAATCGGAGCATTAAGTTTTGCAGGTAGAAATTCGTCTATCGGCGGGCAGCTATATACAAGTTGCTGGAGTAGTCACAGACAATGCGGATGCTATGAATGGAACCATTGCGTACCGCACTTGCCGTTTGGCGTACCGGGATACGGTGCTAATGCAGAAGGCAGTGTTAGAGACTATGGAGTCCGCGGTGGACACGGCGCAATTAGAATTAAATTCGTAGCGGCATCATAACAAGGAAAATTAAATATGGCAAATCTTAGTACATTATTAGGCAAGCTTTCGGAATCAAATTCAGTTGAAACTAACTTAGAACAAGGTCAGGTGTATGCTTATACACAAGGCACACAAAGTTCGCCATTCCATATTGGAATTGAATTTAGACATTTTACTGCATGCGGAACAGCAGAAATTGAAGTTTGGGGTGCAAGCGGCAGCGGCAGTAGAATGTGCTGTTGCGGCATAGGACTTCCTGGCAATCCTGGTGCATATTCAAAGAAAGTGGTTAGAGTAAATCCTAGTAGTTTCCTTTGTTTTCAAACTGGTATGTCCTGCGGAAACGCAAGTGCTCTTTGTATGCGAGGATGCAGTGAAGCAACCTGCATGACACTATGTACTCTAGACGCAAACAATAATAATACATGTACTTGTATATGTGCTCAAGGCGGCATGGCTGGACAAAGTTATTGTACAGAAAGTTGCAGTGTAATGTGTAGATATATGAGTTGTAATAACTGCGCAACACAAATTGGTAGTGCCGGTTGCGGCATCATATGTAATTACGGAACTTCATATAATTGGATACCTAGTGCCTATGGCGGAGACATAAATTGTTCAGGCGGATTTAGCTGTTTAACATTCTTAGCTTGTAATAGTTGCTGTATTTGTTACGCTACTGCACATGTAACAACATCTGCAGGAGTATTCAGTTTAAAACCGCAGCAGTTTGAATACAAATATGAACCAAACGGTGAAAAATCACAATGGAATAACAGTGTTGATCAATATTTTAGAAGCTTAGGTGCAATGACTAAAAGTCCAGTAACTGCTATGCCAATGAGTAAATGCTATGGTAGTAACCAGTATTGCGGATGTTACGAATACCAAGGTTGTAATGTAATGGTAGCACCGGGAATACCAGGCCATGGTGGCACACCGTGCGCTGGCGTTAGAGATCACGGAATGCGCGGCGGCCATGGTGGCGTAAAAATTAAATTTATACCAAATAGTTAAGGAAATTAAATTATGGAAAAAACAGTTAAAGTGGCTATGCCAAATCAGCCAATGGTCCAAGATACGTCAGATGGCAATACAGTATCTATAACGTATAGCGGAAGACGATATCTTGTTGTAAGTACATCAAAGGTAGATAATGTAGTTCAGTGTGTTGAAGGAAGCTTTGATAGCTTAGATGCATTTGATTTATCAGATTTCGTTGACGATAAAACAAACTTTCATGTTCTAGATGCAGATGTACATACTGCAATTGCAGCATGGTTAACTGAAGGTTACACAAACGAAGAAGTTGCTAATTACGAAGAAACACTTCCTACTGGAGAAATATACAATTATCCATACTCTACTGAAGGAATTATTGATGTAATATGGGACGATTGTAATTTTGTATATGATTCAGCAACCGGCAATTATTCTGGATTAGAATATCGAAAACCAATAACACAAGAGCAATGGGATACAGGTATACAGTTAAACAAAGAGTGGATAGAATCTGTTGATACTGCTACTCTAAGTGAAGAACAAGCAGCAGAATTTGCTACGTTCTCCGATTGGTATACAAACGTAGCAACAACATATGCTGGCGTAGATTATTGGAAAATTCCACAACCTTCAAGACCTAGAATCTAATCTTAGCAAGCCAAATTTAAAAACGCTTTTGATCGACCCCGATAAGTAATAATACTAGCACTAACTAGACTTAGAGAGGAATTACATGAGATCGAAAGCGTTTTTTGTGAACGGTGGATATGGCAGAATGGTTTGTTCTATTCCTGCACTAGAACTATATGCAAAAGAATCCGGCGACGATGATTTTATTATCGTTTGCGAAGGCGGTACCGATGCATATAAAGGTCATCCTTTATTAGATGACAAGGCATACGATGTATGGCAGAAAAATATTTTTAAAGAAAAACTTAAAAATAGAGAAATTGTATCAACAGAACCTTATAGAATTTTTGAATATTATAATCAAGAATGCAGTTTATCTCAGGCTTTTGATATACAAATTAATAACAAAGGCATTAGAAAATTAGACAAACCTACGATGGCACTCAGCAGAGAAGAACTCCTAGTAGGTAGAAAACTTGTAGCAGATGTAAAAACAAAAGTTAAAAAAGATAAAGTAATTGTTATACAACCTTTTGGCAGAGGAATGCAACATATCGACGGGTCATTTGTTGATTCAAGTGGTCGTAGCATTGAATATAAAGATTTAAAAGCATTTATTAAAGCATTACAAGCAGAAAAATTTGCAGTAATTTTAATGGCTGAGATGGCTTTTGATTTTTCTAAAGAAAAATTTAGCGACGAAGTTGCAATGCCAGAAAATGTATCGCTGCGCCAATGGGCTGCAATAATAAAATATGCTGATCAATTTTTAGGTTGTGATAGTGTAGGACAGCATTTATCGTATATAGTCGATACTCCGTCGACTGTAATAACAGGATCAACATTTCCAATAAATGTTTCCTATCCAGACGTAGACAATTTTAATATTATTGATTTAGGCATGCACACTAGAATGTATGATCCTATTAGAATTTTACCTGACGAAACAACTTCAAGACACAATGAAAATATTATGACTATGACTGTTGAAATACAGGATTACATTATTGACACTATACTAGGAAGACAAACTGATGATGAATAACACCGGATATATTGCAGGTATTACACGAGGACACAACGCAGGTGTCTGTTTATTAAAAGACGGCGAAATAGTTTTTTCTATAGAAGAAGAACGCTTAACTAGATCAAAGTATGACGGAACACCCTTTGCATCTATGATTAAAATTTTAGATTATACAGATAAACTAGATTATCTTGTAGTAGCACATACCAGTTCCTTAGAACACGACTCTTATGTCAGAACTGATTACACAGGCGAAAATATATATACTAGCCTAGCAAGAAAATTAGGTCTTATTGATCGTAGTCATGGAAATCCAAATACTCATCCGCAAGTAATTGATATGGCACAGCATCATCATAAATTACATGCCGCATGTGCATTTTATAGAAGTGGATTCAAATCTGCTACAGCAGTTATTGTAGATGGTGCCGGCACATTATATCCGTTTGAGTTTCCGTTTGCTCCAGACGTGCATATGGGATGGGAAACTGAAACAGTATTTCATTGTAAATACCCTGCAAGTATAAAAACAGTATTTAAACATATTGGCACTAAAGGACCGATCGAAACAATTGCACATTTAGCATCAGACGGAGTAGACGATTATGAACTTGTTATATCTGAAAATTCTGGAATTGTAAAAGTATACGAAGGAGTTACAGACTATTGCGGGTTTAGTACTATTGAAGCTGGCAAAACTATGGGGTTGTTTCCTTACGGTAAACCAAACGATAACATACCTCCTTTGTTTGAGAAAACTGAAAATCTTACAAAAAGCAATCGAAATCTTGTAATACCAAATTATCCCAGAGGATCTATAATTAATGCTAATCCGTACGAAGAATTACGCTATCCCATATCAGCAAACGTTACAGGCGAACAACCTGAAGAAGATGTAACATTACTTCAAAATAGAAGAGATATGGCATATGCATGCCAAACACAAACACAAGATGCAGTTTTAGATTTAATCATAAAATCTGTAGAAAAAACTGGAAATAAAAATGTTGTATTCTCAGGTGGTTACGGATTAAATTGTGTTGCTAATTATTATTTCTTAACAAAATTAAATGAATTAGGAATTAATTTTTATGCAGAACCAGTGTCTAATGATGCAGGAACAGCAATGGGTGCTGCAATGTTACAATATAGAATAGTTACAGAAGATACAACCGTGTCCCCTAAACAAGATACTGTATTTTTAGGACCAGAATTGCATTATACAATTTCTGACATTGATCGCATTGCTTCAAAATATAATGCAGAAGTATCTGACGCAACACACGCTGATGTTATTGAATTAATGACTAATAAAAATATTGTTGCTAACTTTCAAGGACGCTCAGAGAATGGTCCACGGGCATTAGGTAATAGAAGCTTGATGTTTGATCCTACATTTAAAGATGGCAAAGACTTTGTTAACGAAATTAAACATCGTGAATACTTCCGTCCATTTGCTGGATCTATTCTAGCCGAAGATGTTCATGAATGGTTTGATCTACGTGGCATGAAAGATGCACCGACAATGATGTATGCTGTTAAGTGCCAGCCGGGTGTTGAAGAAAAAATTCCTGCTATTATTCACGTAGACGGAACTTGCCGTATCCAAACAGTTACACGTGAACAAAACCCGCATTATTATGATATTATTAAAACGTTTAAAGAAAAGACAGGATGTCCAATTATCTTTAATACATCGTTTAATTTAGGCGGCGAACCTTTAGTAGAAACTTTAGATGATGCTATACGCACATTAGATAATTGTAAAATTGAATATTTGTATCTTCCTGAGCATGGTAAATTAATTACCGTGAAAAATAGATAAATATAGTATACAAAGGAGCCTGTGAATGTTTAATCTTTCAAATTTTTTTAGTGCTGGAGTTAAAAACAGTATTGAACTAAAAGATAATGCAAAATTTTCGCATGCAGGCCCCTATATTTTATTAACTGAAAAAACACTTATTGACAAATGGCACATAGGTGATATAGGATCAGCTGAATACACAATTTCAGCTGATCTTAATACTTCTAACAAAGAAATAGTAAAATGTCTTATTACTGCTGCAATAAATGATGCTAATGTAGTAGTTTATGCAAGAAATGCTACTAATTTAAGTCTTATAGATTTAGAAGTTAGAATAAATGATTCGTATTTAGAACTATACGCATCACCAACTAATATAAAAACATCTAATTCAAAATTAATTTATACAGTTAATTATTTTCGCAATCAAAATCCTCTTTAAGTCCTGCCTGCGTATTTTGGTAAATACTATGCGTAGGAGGAACTAATGAAACTAGCAAATAACAAATCTTTTCAATCACAACACGGATTTAACTCTCCTGGATTTTCTGTTGACGCAGAAGGCAACATTGTTGCGTTAAGTCTATCAGTGTTAAATTCACCAGATGCTGACAGTAATATTATTGCTAATTTTACCGTTACCGACGAAGCTGCTGATACTGTATTTAGAATAGAAGAAATACCAGGCGATAATCCTCAAATAACGTTAGCAAGAGGAACAACTTATGTTTTTAATTTAGCACTATCTAGCTTGCAGTTTTATATAAAACAGCGTGACAAAGAAACTAATTTTAATAGTGGATTAATACATAGTAGCGGCACTTCTGGCGCCGCAGCACAAGGGCAATCATCTGGAGTGTTATCATTTACAGTTCCATTATCTGCTCCAGATGTACTTTATTATTCTAATGGCACAACGATAACAGGCTTAATTAATGTAACTAATCCTACAGGACTATTTGGCACTGCTACAATAAGTAATGATCTATTTGTTGAAGGAAATCTTATACTTGCAGGTGTAGGCAGTCCGCAACTTACTTCAGAAACTAATTTAACATTTAGTGCCGGAAACGAAATTAAATTATTAATAGAAAATAACTTAGTCGGAATAGTTAGTAATAATGGGTTATCGATTCCGATAAATACTAGTAATATTGTAAATAGCAGTATTGAAAACAGCACAATTGGTATATCGACTCCTGCAACTGCTGCATTTACTACAGCAACAATTGCAACTGTTAGTAATGCTGGCACCAGCATTACTAATAAAACATACGTTGACAGTACTGCAATATCATTAGCAATAGCATTTGGATTATAAAACATGGCAAAGACGCAAATAAAAAATTATGTATTTAAACCGGGAATTGGAGCAAACGACAATCGTTATCCAAACGCTTATAGTTTATTAAGTGATAACAAATCATTTATACAAAAAGAAGCAACGGATTGGATTCAAGATCAAATTGATGTAGGCGCAGCTGGATTTGTAGGTTACACCTACAATGATTCAAAATGCGAAAGAGACATTGGATACAATATTGACGCATATCTAAACGATTTAAGATATGGCGGAAATGAAAATACATATAATGTTGTAAAATATTATTGGGATCAAGGTGTTGCACAAATTGATGGTGATAGACAGCCTGAAATCCAAACATACGAATTTATTAAAACATTAATTAATAATTATATTTTAACAAATACCGTATATAGCGCATCTAATACAGAAGTTGCACAAACTATTGATATTGCAAAAACGTCAGAAATAGCAGCGTCAACAGTATTATCAACATTATTAGATCATACAATTAATGTTATTACAAACGGATTATCTAGTTTACCTGTTATACAGCCGACAGGAGTTAGTACAGTTAAAATACAAGGCCGTTATGAAATTGATAAGTTGTTGCTTATTACTAACAGTACTAGAAGTGAAGTAATATATAATTTTACTAACTCTAGTACTGGCGGAAGTGTTACAATAAAAGACAACGGGGCTGACAAGGACTTTGTAACATTCTTACAAACTACTGATGCTGTAACTACTATTAAATTAAATTACGATACTAGCGCACATTCTGCTACAGACGATATACAAATTTTTGTAGAGGAAGCCGAAGTAAGAACTAGACCTTATGATTTTGGTACAGATGCAATCGAACGTCCAAGAGCTGCAATGCCAGTATCAATGCTTGACGCTGACTTTGAATATGGACTACAGCCTACTAAATGGGGTGCTATTGGTACTCTACGCGGTTATCCAAGTATATACGAAATTCCAGGAACAGATGCTGAAGTAACAAGTGTAGTTACTGATGCAAGTGCAGGCACTGACGGAATTGGTCAATCATTAATTACTGTTACTACTGTATCTGCGCACGGATTTGAACCAGGAACACCAATTACTATTAAGGCACTAGAAAATAGCGTTTCGGGTGCATCTCGAGCAGAGGGCTCTTTTGTTATTGTAACTACACCTACTAGTAATACATTTCAATATTATGCTAAAGCAAAAGTTGGTGCAGCAGCTGGCGAAATTCTATCAACTGGGTACACTCAGCTAAGAGAAGCAGGATTTTATACCGGAGCAAGTATAGGATCTCCTACGTTTAATGTTGCTAGTAACGGCAGTTCGGGTACGTTATTTACACAATTAGGAGTCCAAGCCGGAGAAACAATTATTCCGTTTGATGGTCAGTCTCCTGAACTAGGATCTCCATTAACTCAAGCAAACATACCAGTTGGCTCACAGGTTACTAGTATAATTGATACTAGTGCAGGCGGCGGCACATATATAACTCCTGCACTAACAAGCAGTTATGGCCCAGGCACTACAACAGTGTCGGTATTTGATTCTACTGGTATTGTCGAAAACTTAGCTGTAGACCGCGGTGACGGAGTTGCTATATATGTCACTAATGTCTCAGGCACTAACATTACATTTAGTAGCTCGTTTACTGCTGAGCTTGTTGGAAATATAGAATCTTATAATTCAGTATCAGCAGATACTATTCAAGGATTTGGCGCTGGACTTGAAATTTCAGTAACGGCAGCAGCCGGAAGCTATACTGTTTCTTCAATTGATGTAGCAGGAACAGGTTATAGTATAGGAGACAGAGTGCTAGTTGCAGGAGATCTACTGGGAGGTTCTACACCGACTAATGATTTGACACTAACTGTATCGGGCACTACTAACGGAGCAGTTACTTCATTAGACGTTGTAACCGGCATTGCATTTGACGGGACAGGAGACTACAATAACTTTACAGCACCTGGTACACAAGGAAATTTAGGTTCAGGCGCGAGATTTGATTTTGAATATACTAACAACGTATATACGTCGGTAACAATTACAGGTGCTGGCGGCCACCTAACAATGGGTACGTTTGGCATAGCTGATGTATTAAGAACTCCTGGAACATATAATGGAGTAACTGGTACAAGTTCAGGCACAGGCACAGTAGGTACTTTTGACATTGTAGTTGACGGAACAGGATTAGTAACAAGTGTAATTGTAGTTAGTACGGGATCAGGACATACTGCTGGAGACACAATTACTATAGCTGACAGCGTGTTAGGTAATGGTGGAGCCGCGGACTTCACTATGAACGTTGCAACAGTTAGTTTAGGCACAGCAGGTACTAACTATTCAGTAAATGATATAATAAAGGTACTAGGTAGTAGTGCAACTCCTCTGGGTCAAGAGCCACAAAATAATATATTCATTACTGTAACTGGTATCGATGTCAGCGGTGAAATAACTACTTTTACAACATCTGGATCTGCTCCAGACGGTGAACAATTATATAATAACCCTGCATATACTGCAAGTCTTTCAGGCACTGGTCTAAACTATTCGATTACTAGATCAGGTGCTGCGTATAGTGTTTCATTTTCCGGTGGCGGCAACGGAACTGGTTTTGTTCCAACTGAAACTATTTTAATTCTAGGTACAGACTTAGGTGGAGTATCTCCAACAAACGATTGTACTATTACTGTTGACAATGTTGACGGAGCTGGTGCAATTACTGCATCAACAGTATCAGGAACAGCAAACAATACCGGCAATGGAGTTAATGCTACATCAACAATAAATCCTGGTACTGGTGCAATCTTTGATATATCTTATGCTGCTGGAGTATATACTATTGATAATATTGTAAATGCAGGTACCGATTATGGCGTAAATCAGACATTTTTAATAAACGGCACACTTCTCGGCGGAGGCACACCAGCTAATGATTTAACAATTACGATAAACACTGTTGGTTCTTTAGGTGAAATTACTGGAGTTACTCCTACAGGATCGGCTCCTATAGGTTCAGGAACATTTACTTCTATTAATCCATCAAATATAGCAGCCAGCGGCAATGGAGCAACCTTTAATATTATTAGATCTAATTCTGGATACACTATTGGATTAGCTGGCGCAGGTGCTAACTATTATGCTGGAAATCGTTTGCTTATATCTGGCGGAGTGCTCGGCGGCAGTTCTCCTGCTAATGATATTATATTTACAGTAACTAATGTAACTGCTGGTGCGATAGATACATTTACATCTGAATGGACTACGGCAGCAGCAGGCACTAGTTTTGATTTAATCTCAACTGTGATATTAACTGAAGCAACGACTGGGGCAATATCAATAAATGAACCAATTACATTTAGTGCTATTGCAACACTAGAAGTTCAGTTTCGAACAGCACACGGATTAGTACCAGGCAATACATTTATTACTAGTGTAAGCTCAGACGATGGAACAAATAATCATGATCTAGCAGCAGGATCGTATATTGCTACAGAAATTCCAACAGTGGACAGTTTAAGATTTCAAGCAAGAGCAGTCGGTGCAATTGATTCGATAACTGATACAATAGTAGGTGAAGTATATCCAAGACCAGATAGCTTCTTTATTCACAGACCGTTCGACGGCGGCGTACAATTAGGCACAGGCGGACCACAACACGGTGCTCAAGCAATTCGTCAAAGTAAAAAGTATATTCGTTATCAGTCTGGTAAAGGTATTATGTATACTACCGGTGCTCTGTTTGCTCCAAGCTATGATTTACGTAGTGTAGTAGCAGATGGTATCGAAGTCGGATCAGAAATTACAATTACGTGTGATGATAACGATCACGGACTACAAGCAGGCGGCGTAATTAGATTACTTGGAATACAAACACCTGGTTATAGTAGCGGAAACGAAACTGCTGTTCCGCCAAAATTTGATTACACAGTTACAGAAATTGTAAACGAAAGAACATTTAAAGTGTTATCTCAGCGCCGATTAGGTGCAACTACTGCTGTACTAGGGTTTGGCGCACAGATGAGTGTTGTAAGCTGGCACGGCGCAACTGTACGTTCTGGTATTTTTGATGATCAAAACGGCATTTTTTGGGAATACGATGGAACAAATATTAATGTAGTACAGCGCACTGGAACATACCAAGTAGCAGGTACTATTGCTATACAAATTGATAACAATTTAGTAACAGGAACTAACACTAGATTTAGAGATCAGTTAAAAGCTGGTGATAGAATTATCATTAGAGGTATGACGCATGTTGTATCTCACGTTAACAGTCAAACTGAAATAACTGTTACTCCGGACTGGCGCGGCACTACTAATATTACTGGAGCAAAGGCTATGTTAGTATTTGATAAGAAAGTTAAACAGTCAGACTTTAATCTAGACCGGTTAGATGGTACAGGACCTAGCGGTTACGATATTGATATTGCTAAGATGCAAATGATCGGTATTCAGTACTCATGGTACGGTGCTGGTTTTATCGATTATATGCTAAGAGGCTCAGACGGTAACTTTGTATTCTGTCATAGAATGCGTAACTCAAACGTTAACACAGAAGCGTTTATGCGTTCAGGTAACTTGCCTGTACGTTATGAAGTTACTAACGAAGGCCCTAACGGAAAACTTGCAGAATCAATGACAGATAGTCAAAATACTATAGTATTAGAAAACGGTAGCTTTTTTCCAACTAAAGGAACAGTTTATATTGATAATGAAATCATTCAGTTTACTGGCAGAACTAATAACATTCTAACAGGATGTATACGATCTGCAACATTTATAAACTTTCAAGGAGGAGCAACAAGAAGTTACACAGCAGGTGCTGCTGCTTCACATGATACCGGGACTGGAGTTATACTAATATCACAAACTATTACACCAATAATTAGCCACTGGGGTAGTGCGTTTATTACAGACGGTGGATTTGATGAAGACCGAGGCTACATTTTCTCATACGCTGAAACCGGCATTGCTGTTAGTACAAATAAGCAAACAGCATTTATGATTCGACTAGCACCTAGTGTAAGTAATGCTATTGTAGGCGATTTGGGAGAACGTGAACTACTAAACCGTGCGCAGCTACTACTACAAGCTCTTGAAATTTCATCAGACACAGGCACCGGCGGCATTGTTGTTGAAGGTGTTCTTAATCCGCAAAACTATCCTGTAAATCCAGGAAGTGTAATATGGTCCGGATTAACCAGTCAAGCACAGGGTGGACAGCCTAGTTTTGCACAAGTTGCATCTGGCGGCGGTGTTGAGTGGACAACGGCTGCGGCATCTACTACTAGTGTAGCATGGCAACCAAATATGACACTGACTGGTATTGTAAACAGTGATATAGTAGATGCTAATGGCAACAATCGAGATGATTATATGTATGTTTATCAGAGCAATTTAGATCCGCTTGGTTTGCGAGTAGGAGCAGTATGTACTAGTGTTCCATTTAACGGAAGAACGGTGACTGCAATTGAAGGACCCCAAGATTGGGGGTTGCCCGGCGGTCCGGAATATCGTATACGTTTTAACAATGACGCTACTAATGAAGCCACAAATTATAATGCGGGATCGTTAAGTTTACAGTTTACTTTCGATACGTCTAGAACAAAATCACCAGTAGTATTCTTCACAGATGCTTCCTGGACAGCATCGAGCTTATCACAGGGTGCAACAGTTGACGCATCTGACACAAATTGGCCAGCTAACACTGCTGTGTCATCAGTACAATCATTCAACTTTGGTGCTACTAATTATTATGAGGTGAGAATGAACAACAGTTCTAATGGTATATTATCTTCGGCAAGTACAGTTATATTTTCAGCAGGCGAATCTGCATATGCAGAGCCAGGAGAAACAGTGTTCTCATTCATTGCTGTTCCTGGAGAACGTGCTACAGTTGATTTTAGTGAATTAAAAGAACTTACTAATACTCCGTTGGGCGGCAGAGGAACATATCCAAACGGTCCTGATGTATTAGCAATCAACGTGTATAAGGTTAGCGGCGCAGCTATTGATTCGAATATTATCTTGAAATGGGGCGAAGCGCAGGCCTAATGCAATTGAATATAATCTGCAAAAGAACTAAGATCATCAAATACGATGGTCTTTTTTCTTATGTCGCGGTAGGTAAATTTTTTTAATTCTAGCTCAGTTTCTAATCCGTGCCCGGTTCGAACTAAAATAGGTGTTGCACCTATTTTATAAGCAGCCTTTAAATCACTCATCTTATCGCCAACATAATACCCTTTGTTAAATTTAATATGAGGATTTTCTTTTTCACATCGTTTAAACATTCCGAGATTAGGTTTAGCAAACATGTCGCTTTTACGACTACTTACACTATAATATATAGCATCTATACTAGAACACCCTGCTTTGCCTAATAAATCTAGCATATGCATGTGAATTTTATCTACATCATCACTAGTCATGAGGCCTTTTTCTATACCTCCTTGATTAGTAATGATAGCAATTTTAAATCCCAGTCTTCTTAAAGATGCAATAGCTTCTAAACTATTAGGCAATGGTTCAAAGTCGTCAATTGAAGTGACGTATGTACCTAAATCTTTATTAATAACACCGTCTCTATCAAGTCCAATTACAACTCTATTGCTAAAATTTTTAATTAATTTAGGAACATCACTTGACCATCTAATAGTTGGATTACTTGACTGCGTCATTTTGACTATCTCCGGGTAAGATGCGATAATTATCTTCTACGCTGTCTGGAGTTGATACTTCAGTAATACTCGAATTCTCCTGCAAGCATATTAATTGATGCGGCTGCAATGGCGGATTGTGCCATACATCGCCTTCCTTTAAAGTTTTTTCATAAGGAGTTGCGGTTGCGGTATCTATCCAGAGAACTTTAAACTGTCCACTATTTACAAACCATGTTTCGTCTTTTTCTCGATGGAAATGCATACTAAACTTTGCACCTACTTTTTCAAATACCATAATTTTGCCACAGTATTTGTCGTTAGTTGCCCAGATTAATTCATACCCCCAGCCTTTAGGTACGACTCCGTTTAAGCGTGTTGTTTTATTATTTTCCATTGATGTAATCCTCTATATTAATCCATTGCATATCTACTACACTATTTAAATTTGTTAAGTTTGCACAAGTATATTCTTGATATTGACCTTTTAAATTTTCAGGCATAGGAATTAAATTAATCTTGGCATTGTGCTTGTTTGCTATATGTTCTGCTACAGTTGCAAAACTAACAGACCTTCCAGTGCCTGCGTTAAATATACCTGATTGATCTACGTCAAACATTTTTTCGTGTAATACACATAAATCTTCAACACAAACAAAGTCTCGTCTATAGTTTTCACTATTTTCAAACAAGTTGATAAATCCATTTTCTTTTGCTTGACGTGTAAATTTAGAATACGGACTTGCTTGATCGCCTTTGTGTTCTTCACCTTGGCCATATACATTAAAGTAACGAAATCCTTGTATTTTGATTTGAAATTCGTCAACGTATTGATTGATAAATCTGTCAAACAAATACTTGCTCCAAGCATACGGACTTTCTGGTAATAAAGGTTTATCTTCTGTAAAATGTGTAGTTTGACCATATACACTAGCACTAGATGCATATTGGAAGTTAGTACCAAAATTTTCACACACTTGCGCAAGGCGCACACTAAACTCAAAATTTTGTTCTAGTATTTGATTTACGTCTGTATATGTAGTTGAGCTAATAGCACCTAAGTGTATACACCAATCGTACCCTTCTGTGTGCGGAAGAATACCTGGTTGCCATTCCCATCCTTCTACATCATGGCCTTTACTTTGCAAATAGCTTGCAACATTTTTACCAATAAATCCTTCATGTCCTGTAACTAGTATTCTCATCTGCTTTTCTCTATAATTCTTGTAGTGCTGTAACCTTCTACAGTAGGTACAATATGCACAGGTGCTAGGTCGTGTCCTACAGTAGTTTCTACAGTATAGTCTCCGCCCTTAACAATTAGAGCAGGATTTAATCTTTTAATTAAGTCATACGGTGTGTCGTCGTTGAATACAAACACTTCGTCTACCCACGGTAATGCTTCAAGCTGTTCTATTCTTGTTAGCTCGTTGTTTATTGGACGACTTTCGCCTTTAAGACGTTTGACACTTGCATCACTGTTAATGCCTACCACAAGTTTAGTGCCTAAACTACGGGCTTCTTTTAGCAGTTCAAAATGACCTTTGTGTAGTATGTCAAACACACCGTTTGTAAACACAACAGTTTCTTCAAAATCTTTTCTGCTTAATATATATGTGCCTACGTGCTTAACTGATTCGGTTGCAGCATCGGTGGCCATTTCTAAACAAGTTGCGTAGTCTTTACCGATTGTAAGACCGTAAACAAATGCTGCTAAGAAACAGTCACCTGCACCGGTAACATCTGATACTTCGACTTGATCTACAATTATTGTATATTTTCTATTGTCAATAGTAGCATTTACTGCGCCTTCGGCGTTAGTTGTGATAATGTTGCTAACCCATTGATCAAAGCCTAAATTATAATATTCTTTGTTGTTAGGCTTAATCAGCCAAGCACCTTTATAACAACTTGCGTGACGTTTTGGATCTACAATAATTTTGCAACCGAAGCTACTAATGTGATCTATAATTTCTAAAGATCGTCCAAGTGCGCCTTTGTTATAATCGCTAAGAATAACATATTCGTATTCTGAAAAGTCTTTATCTTTTAGTAGTTTTAAAACTTCGTCGCTATCTGCAAAAGCATCGTTATCGATACGTGTAATATAATGTCCGTCGCACATTACTCGAGTTTTTACAGATTTATTTGGAGTTACGTCGAACATATCAACGTCAACTCCTAGGCTTTTTAAGTTTTCGTAAACTAACCCGGCGCCGCCTATTGTTTCTTTTTCGCTAAGATATTGAACTACAGGCACAGGAGCCTCAGGACTCAACCGTGTGCTTGTGCCGTAGATATATTTGTCTATAATAACATCGCCGATTACTAAAACTTTCATAATACTATTATACTTTCATTTGTATTATTTGTCAAGGAGATTTATAGTTTTAAATACTGTTTCTAGCTTGGTTAAATTAACCTTGCTTTGTAATGTATTACGTAATCCGTGATGCAAGGGTTTTGGCCATTTAGTAAATGAACACCATGCATAACCGTCATGTTCATTATTGAGTTTAGGAATAAATTCTTCATCAACTACACAGAGATATGTGTGAAAATAAAATCTACTATCTAGCGAGACAAAACTCTCTAGTGGAAGTGTCTTTTTAATTGTAGGAATCTGTCCAATTTCTTCTTGGATTTCTCGTTTAAGACCTTCCCATGGGGTTTCGGCACCTTCATTTGTGCCGCCAACAAGTCCCCATAGATTGGCTCGTTTGCCTTGGGCCCTATGAAGGAATAAAAATCTATTCGTATCTAATGTATAAAACAGCGCACCGCTACATGTAATTTGATTGTTCATACATATAATTAGCCTGCTAGTTCAACTCTCCATGTTCCAACTGGATAATCACCGTCAATGCTTAACAACCATTCGTTATTCTTAAATCTGTATTGTACACTTGTATTTAAATTGGTAGTATAAGTAATGTCAGTTATAGTACTTGCATCAAATACAATATTCCATTTAGATCCGTTCCATTCGATGATATCATTTGCACTAGCGATTAGTGCAGTAGTATCTGTATTTTGCCAAGCAACAGGCGATTGTGTAGCGTTTATATCGCCTACGTCTTCTAACAGCAATATTCTTAAGCCGGCAGTCTTAATAGCACTAGGATTAAAACTAGTTGGATCAATAATATAATCGATACTAGTACGTCCTGCTATTACTGTATCGCTAGGAAAACTATCAGTATCCCAGTTAACTAATATTTTAGTTTCATCAAACGGACTTAGAGTAAAGGTACCTGTTACTGTGTTTGAATTATCGACACTAGTAAAGAAGATGCGACTTACGTCAGCAGCATATTGTCCCGGAAGTGCTTCAAATATCTCTCTCCAATTTTTATTACCAACAATTCCATTTGAATATAGTTGAACTGTGTCACTATTTACAAAAGTACCGTATTTGTTATAATTGACATTAGCCATTTCTGCTGATGTTTCGGATGCTGCTTTACGCCCAAATTCATTTTGAATTATGCCGGCTCTAGCAATGTCATCATATGCATTTAATATAGGCGCACTTACTCCGTCTTCAATATTACCTAGGCTTTCGTCAAACATGCTTGTAATAATATTAGTAATAACGCCCATCTTGCGTACTTTTGTAGGCGGACTAATATAGATAGGAACACTAAATGTAAGTGTTGCGATGTCGATTTCACTATCGACACCAACCGGAACACTTCTATTAGACCATTGTACGTTTTCTAAATTAACAACAGTGATACTAGTCCAGTCGATAAAGTTGTCTGTTGTTTGCATTTCTAAACTTGGATTAAACAATACTAATATCTGTTCTAATAGTTGAAGCTTTTGGTCTGTATTTGATGTCCATATATCTGCATTAACACGCATCATATAAGGAGTTGGTATTAATCGTTCAACTGTATAATTTTTACCTTGTGTGTTTAGATATTCACCGGTATTTTCATCATATTCGCGCTCTCTAATATTGGTCTTGCGTGTATAAGTCGAATCAGTTAGTCTATCTTTGTCTAATTCTAATCCAGTTAAGTAAACAGCAATCCGAGGCGCACTAGGTAGTTTATTCTCACTATTCTCTCTAATAATGTTTGCTACCTGGCGTGTTAGATCACCATAAGTAACAGGCACTTCTTTCTGTACACCTTTGCCGTCTTGAACAGGAAAGTTTGCTAAAATGCGCATCATTTGTGTAAGGTATCTTCTTACTTGTCCGTCGTAAAAATGTTGCATTAATTATCCGCCTTTGGACGTAGTGCTTTTGACAAGCTCTGTCTTTCTTCAACTGTTTCGCCGCTAATTTGACTAGTGTTGGTGTTATTAATAAACGATGATTTTTGCGTTTGTCTTTCAAGTGTATTACTTAGAGTCATTCTAATATCGTCATTTACTTTCACCCATCTACTCCCGTCATATCTAAACATTCTATTTGGTAGAAAATCTGTACGTAAAAAATAATCACCATTTACATTGTTTCTTGGAAATGCAATACCAAATCCAAATGGGGCCCCATTTGGTGCAACATCGCCTGTACCAACTAAGTAACCTGTATAACCTTCACGTTCTGGACGACTAGCAATTTCGTCAGCAGTAATTGTAATATTACTTGCTTCTAGATCAGTATCATCTGCTGTCTGTAGTGCAATACTGCCATCATCATTTGTACTTACTGTATAATAATGACTAATGTCATATCCACTCTTAGGTGCATCAGCTTCTGCTTGTGCAACTACTGCATTTGATATTTGCATTTCTTTTTCGTAGGTACTTAAGATATCACGCAGTGTAGTATCTGAACCTTCTGCTGCCGATAGGTCAAGTATCTCTGCGTATTCTTGGCCATCATATATTTGTTTTAGTTTTAAACGATATAAATGCGGATACCAAGTTTGACTAAATCCTTCTGCTGCACGATTTACATCTTCTACAACATAAAAACGCTTTAGTGCAAAGCTATAATCGTTTAGAGCATATTCATCTTTTAAATGCGGTAGTTCAATTACATCACCTGACATAATTTTTCTACCTAATGTTTTAACTGAACTGTTGATATGAATAGTTAACATTAGTGTGTCATTACTTAAAAATAGTCCAAATGCACTTAGGTCAAAGTCGATGTCTTGAACATTATAGATACCACGCATACTATAAATGTCTGGATCGTATTTTCTGTCTCTATTCTCTAAAAACAATAAGTCCTGTATATTAGTTTCTTTAACGGCATTATAAGTAGGTTGATCAGCCGTACCTTCACCTTCTGCAGGATTTTCAGCACCTAAATATTTGTGTATGTTAATATCAGTGCCGCCAACAGTGAACATTTCTTGAATTTGCTTGTCCAAGAAATAATAATCATTGCCGCGTTCTGGTTTGTATAAGCTAAGACGAGGGATAATCGTTCTCCTATTTGTTATACATATTTATCGTTGCTGTAACGATAAATACTATTGGAGAACTTTATAATGACATTAGCAACACAAAAACAAGAAGTATTTGATTATGTACACGCATTTCTTGGCGGCGGCATGGTAGATGTTGAACTTGATCCGATACATTACGAAACTGCACTAAAAAAAGCACTAACACGTTATAGACAACGCAGTGACGGAAGTGTCGAAGAAAGTTATTTGTTTTTAACTACAGTAGTAGATCAGAACGAATATGTATTACCTAATGAAGTTATAGAAGTTCGTCAAATATTCCGTAGAAGTGTTGGCTCGAGACCTGGTACATCTGCAGGAGCATCTGGACCTATTTTTACAACAACTGCAACTGCAACTGTTTTGCAAACTCAAACATTTGATGCAAACTATAATCTTTCAACAGTTGATACTATTGTTGTATCAGTTAACGGAACAGACACAAGTGCATTTTCGCCAGATTATGGTTCAAGAACTATTACATTCAATTCTCCATTAAATGTCGGCGATGTAGTAAGTATTAAACTATATGCTAGCGGCGCCAGCGGTGGTGGCAGTTTGTTTGACCCGTTTAGTTTAGCATATACAAATGCATATTTGCTTTCAAGCAGTAAAATGGGCGGTCTAGCAACATACGACATGTTTTCGCAATATCAAGAATTAGTAGGCAGAATGTTTGGATCATTTATTGAATTCAAATGGAGCACTACTAGTAAAAAACTTACTCTATTACAGCGTCCTAGAGCAGAAGAAACGTTAATGTTATATTGTTATAACTATCGTCCAGATAGTGAATTATTAAATGACTACTTAGCAGTGCAGTGGCTTAAAGATTACACTTTAGCAAGTTGTAAATATATGCTAGGTGAAGCACGTAGTAAATTTGCTACTATTGCAGGTCCGCAGGGTGGATCAACACTTAATGGTGATAGCTTAAAAGCCGAAGCGCAAGCCGAGATGGAAAAACTTGAAACAGAAGTTAGCACAAGCATCTCGGGCGGGAACGGCTACGGTTTCTTAATAGGCTAAAAACACCCGAAGTTTACGCTAACAAATTACCCTTGCTGTAAATACATATGCAACAAGGAGAAGTCAATGTGTTCATCATTTGTACGTAAAGAAGCCAATAGATTTAACTGGATAGTCAAAGGCAAACTCATTGATAGATCTTGGAGCGATGCAGATGTTGAAAAAACATATAATTCATATATCAAACGACTCTGGGGCAATCATGAAAATTATGTCCACGAAGTGGGATTTGAAGCAGCATACAAAACTCGCGAAGCTGAAATATTAAATGAAGAAAGATCTTAGTAGCAGTATTAGGCTACAATTAATGGTTGACTTTGCTTAATTAATAGTTTATACTATATAAAAATTAGGAAAGTCAAATGAACAAACTTAAACTGTTAGTAATTGGTCACGGCAGACATGGTAAAGATACTGTGTGTGAAATGCTTCGCGATGATTACGGATATACATTCGAATCGAGTTCAAAGTTTTGTAGTAAACAATTTATATATAATGATCTAAAGGACAAGTATGGATATGCTGATGAGGAAGAGTGTTATGCTGACAGGCATAATCACAGAGCAGAATGGTATGATGCTATCTGCGCTTACAATGTACCTGATGCAGCAACTCTAGGAAGAGAAATGTTTGCTGCCTACGACATCTATTGTGGGCTACGCAACAAGCGTGAATTTTTTGCAATGCAAAACACTGGTGTATTTGATTATGCTATTTGGGTTGATCGTAGCGACTATTTGCCTTTAGAAGCAACAGACTCAATGAGTTTGGAACACTGGATGGCTGATTTTACTATTGACAACAATGGCACATTAGCCGATTTAAAGTTTAATCTAAGTCAGTTGATGTCGCACTTAGAAGTCAGGGCGTAGATCTCCTTGCTTCCAACGCATGCCTTCTTTTTGAGTTATGCGTTGGCAGTTAGCACATATTGTCTTTAAGTTATTAGGACGACAGTTATTTAAATCACCGTCTATATGAAACACATTAAATTGCTCAGGGTGTTTTGATTTAAACCCACACTTCTCGCAATAATTTTTCTTTTCATAGCCTCTCTGCTTCCATATTGGTATTCCGTGACCAGTACCGTTACGTAAACAAGTTTCGCAAAGTTTGCGATAATAGGTTTTATTTCCTTTTTTGTAATTTATAGCGGCAGGACGATGTCCGCATGTGCATAAAGGTCTCATATTGTATTTAGCTCACCTTTTTGGTACCTTTTTCGGTACTATATAATAGGTGTTTTATCTCGAATATAATAAATACTGTATAGAACACTAACATCCAATAGGAGAAATAACATGGCATTAGTATCACCAGGCGTAGAAGTCAATGTAATTGACGAATCATTCTACACTCCGGCATCAGCTGGTACTGTACCAATGATTTTTGTTGCAACAGCTACTAATAAAACTAGTAGTAGTGGCGCAGGAATTGCAGCAGGTACAACAGCAGTAAATGCAGGAAAACCTTATTTAATAACAAGTCAACGAGAGCTAGGCGAAACATTTGGCGACGCTTTATTCTACAGTGACGCAAACGGAAATATGATTCACGGTGGAGAGCTTAACGAATACGGTCTTAATACAGCATATTCATTGTTAGGTGTAAGTAACCGTGCATATGTTGTTCGTGCAGATTTAGACCTAGCAGCACTTACAGCAAGCTCTACAGCACCAGGCGGCGAACCAGCAAACGGCGCAGCTTGGATTGACACACAAGTTACTAACTTTGGTATCCTTGAGTGGAATAATGCTCCTGTTACTACAACAGGCGGTCAAAGCTTTACATCGGTAACACGTACTGTACTTGTACAAGCAACTGATATCGACAGCGGTACTGATGCACCAAAAACATCAATTGGTCAAATTGGTGACTATGCAATTGATGCTACTATTGCTTCAGGTGAAACTGCACAAAGATTTAGAACATTTTACAAAACTCCAGCAAACACTACAGCAGCAGGAACAGCGGGTAGCTGGGTCCAAGTAGGTTCAACACAGTGGAGTGCAAGCTTTCCGGTAGTACGCGGTACAGCAACACCTAATGCAATTGCATTAGGTGACGAACTAACAATTAACAGCTTAGTTGTTACAGCAACTGGTGCAACACTAACACAACTTGCAGTAGACATTAACGCTCGCGGTATTTCGGGTGTTTCTGCAGCAGTAGTTGACAGTGCATTAGAAATTTACTCAACCGGCGTTAATGTTGTAGTTGAAACTGGCGCTGGCGCACTAGTAGGTGATGCAGGCGTTGCATCAGATGACGGCGGCGCATTAGGTATCATTGCTAAAACTTATGCAGCACCAAAAGTAACTATTGCTCCACATACAAATGTCCCAGCATATAAAATCGGCGGCGCAGCAGAAGCACCAACTGGTTCACTTTGGATTAAAACAACTAGTCCAAATGGCGGCGCAAACTTTAGTGTTAAGAAATATAACAGCGACACACAATTGTGGGGTGCAGTTAGTGCTCCTATGTATGCAACACCAGAAGCAGCATTGTTTGGACTAGATAAAACAGGCGGTGGCGCAAACCTATTAGCAGGTGATCTTTATGTAAAAGCTGATATCGAAGACGGCACACCAACACTTGTTAACTTTAGAGTGTTTGAAAGAGCTGTAACCGGCGCAACTTCTGTAACTAGTGACAAGATTACTACACAACTTACAGCGGGCACATATAGTTTTGCACTAGAAGAGACTACAGTAAATAGCTTAACAAGAGCAATTAAAACTATTACTGTTACTGTAGTAGGCGCAAGCACTGATGCCGATACTGTTGCAGGACAAATCAACGCAGCAGGATTTACAAACGTTGTTGCATTAGTTGATGCAAATAACAAAATTGTTATCCAACACAAACTCGGCGGCGATATTAGAATGACAGATACTGACGGATTACTTGCACTTGCAGGATATGCAGTTTCAGGTTCTAACAGAAAAGCTAATTTATATGCAGCACCAACAGGCGATGCTACAAACGACTACGTTGCTTCTAATTGGAAGCCATTAGTTGCAACAGCAAGCCCAGATGCACCTGCAAGTCTAACAGCAGACGGTACACTATGGTACAGTTCAGTTGTTGATGAAGCTGACATTATGGTACATGCAGGCGCCAGCGGCTGGGTTGGATATTTAAATGCATATCCAAGCACAAATGCAACAGGACCAATGGTCAGTGCTACTGAACCAAGAACACAGTCAGACGGTGTTACAGCATTAGTTGAAGGTGATCTTTGGGTTTCAACAGCAGATGTTGAAAACTACGGTACAATTTATCGCTACAATGCTACACTTGCAAGATGGGTGTTGATTGATAAAGCAGACCAAACAACTGAAAATGGTATCCTATTTGCAGATGCACGTTGGAGCACAAACGGTGGATCATCAGCAGCACACGCAGCTGGAACTATTGAAGAACTACTAGTAAGTGACTATTTAGACACAGATGCACCTGATCCTACACTATATCCAGAAGGTATGTTGCTATGGAACCTACGCAGAAGCGGATTTAACGTTAAGAGATTTGTACGTAACTATGTTGACATCACAGCAGACAACACTCGTTACCAAGTAATTGGTAATAGTGGAAGTTTAGAAGATGAGTCAATGTCGCTTTACTATCCACACCGCTGGGTTACTGCTTCAGGCAATCAAGAAGATGGTTCAGGTAGCTTTGGCCGTCATGCACAACGCAAAACGGTTGTACAGGCACTACAAACAATGGTTAACGGCAACCAAGATATCCGTGACGAAGAAAGTCGTCAGTTTAACTTAATGGCTTGCCCAGGTTATCCAGAACTAATTGGTGAGATGATCACACTAAACTATGACAGACGCTTAACATCATTTGTTGTAGGTGACACACCAGCAAGACTAACACCAGATGCTACTAGCTTAAACGAATGGGCAACTAACGTTAATCTAGCAGTTGAAGATAACGATGACGGTGCAGTAAGCCGCGACGAGTATATGGCTATGTATTATCCGTGGGGATTCACTAGCGATAATGCTGGTAACAACATTGTTGTTCCACCAAGTCACATGGCACTACGCACTATTATACTAAACGACCAAGTTGCGTTCCCCTGGTTTGCTCCAGCAGGTACAAGACGCGGTGGTGTAACTAATGCAACAAGTTCGGGCTATATCACAAGCGAAGGCGAATTCCAAAGTGTTTCACTAAACACCGGACAGCGTGATACGCTTTATAGCAACAACATAAACCCAATTACTTTTATTAGTGGTGCAGGTTTAGTTGTGTTTGGTCAAAAGACTCGTGCAAGAAACGCAAGTGCGCTAGATCGTATCAACGTAGCACGTCTAACTGTTTATTTACGTGGACAGCTAGAGTTGCTTGCAAGACCATACTTGTTTGAACCAAACGATAAGATCACACGTGATCAAGTTAAAGCAGCAGCCGATGCGCTATTGCTAGAACTAGTTGGTTTAAGAGCGCTTTACGACTTCCTAGCAGTGTGTGACGAATCAAACAACACACCAGCAAGAATTGACCGTAATGAGCTATGGTTAGACATTGCAATAGAACCCGTAAAAGCAATTGAATTTATTTACATTCCATTGCGTATTAAGAACACTGGAGAAATTGCAGCACTAGGTTAATATGCGCATATAATGAGTGGAGAAAATTCTCCACTCATTTAAGCATAAATACTGCATAGGAGATAAAAGAATGCCAATCACAACATTAACAAATATTTCGATACCTACAGAAGGTGCTGGAAGTAACTCATCATTATTGATGCCTAAACTACAGTATCGCTTTAGAGTATTTTTAGATAACTTTGGTACAACTGGTGCAGCCGACGGTACTAGAGAAATTTCAAGACAGGTAGTAGACGTAACTCGTCCAAACCTATCATTTGAACAGATGACCATTGACGCTTACAACTCAAGAACATATCTTGCTGGTAAGCACACATGGGATCCGATCACATTAACACTACGTGAAGATGCAAACAACAATGTACAAAAAATTGTTGGACAGCAAATTCAAAGACAGTTTGATTTCTATGAGCAGTCGAGCGCAGTGTCAAGTGGTACTTATAAGTTCCAAACTAGAATCGAAATTCTAGACGGTGGCAACGGCGCTAACGGAGCAAACGTAATTGATCGCTTCCACTTGGTAGGTTGCTATATTGAATCAGCTAACTATAACACACTTGCGTATGCAACTAATGAACCAGTTACAACAACGCTAAGTATTCGTTATGACAACGCTATCCAATTCGGTGCTGACGAAGACTTTATTGGTATTGGTTCTGCAGAATCTCGTGCTTCAAATGCATCAGTTGGCGGAACAACTGTTACCGGCTAATTCTTTTAATTAAGATTGGCGCTTCGATTAAAGCGAGGATTGTTAATTCAATTCTCGCTTTTTTATATACACAGTTAATATTAATAGATAAATATTACTATGAGCGTACTCGATCCTTATATAATTAACACTTCCGGAATAGATGTTCACTTGCGTGATGCAAGACATGCACATCAGTTGTTCAGCGAATATGGCCATGCCTTTGCTCCTAAAACAAAGTTCTTATATCATGTGGTTTTTCAACCACATAGAGCAGTAGGTGATGCAACATTACAAAATACTATAAAATTTCAAAAAGAAATTGGAGTATTAGCTAAGTCGTTAGATCTTCCTAGCTTCAGAGCAAGCATAGAAAATAAACAACAATATAATCGCAAAAAAAATATACAAACTAGACTAGATTATCAAGATATTAATATAAGACTGCACGATGATAACACTGGTGCTACTCGTAGTATGCTCGAAGAATATTATAAATGGTATTATGTTGACGGAAGTCAAAATGATCTTAACAGAGCATTTAATCCTCGAGATAAATTTGTAGAAGTAGTTCCTTCTTATGGTTTAAATGTTGAAAAAGGTGTTCCAGAAAAAGAAGTACCATTTTTTGAATATATAAAAATATATCAGTTAGCAAGAAAAGAATGGTTTAGTTATACACTAGTTAATCCGTTGCTATCTGCGTGGAGTCACGGTGACTTAGATTATAGTGACGGCGCAGGATTAATGGAAAATTCTATTACAGTTGCATACGAATCAGTATTATATAATAATGGAAAAATTGGTGCAGGCGGCGAACCTAGTACATTTACAAGCCAAGAAACACTTTACGATGTTGTGCCTAGTCCAGCAGCATATGCAGACGGAACACTAAGTGAATCAAATTTTCTTACACCTAGACTATTAAATAGAGATAGTACTGTACCTAGTGGATTAATTGCGCGAGCTGCAAACAGTGCAAGTAGTTCACCGTCTTCAGCAACCACAAACAATAATTCTGTAGGTGCTTTAGAACAAATTGTTATTCCTCTTCAGCAATCTACACCTACAACAACAAAGTCAACATCTACCAACGTTTCGTTGCCTGTTAGGAAAGAAGACATAGTAGATGAATTAAATAGAAATCCGTCAGCAATGGATAGTTATGTTGCAAAATCGCTGAACACTGGAGCAATACCAGGCACAACATTAGCATCATATAATTCATTAGATGCTACTGGTAAACAAGAAGTAAAAAATACGTTAACTGCTAAAATTGCTCGTGGAAGCAATAAAGCGGCATTATTTGGACAACTAGCAATTAAAGCATCAAAAGGAACTCAGGCATGATAGCAAAATCTGATAATTCAAAACCGCAATCAGAAGATCTAACAAAAAAGTTTTTTGATAATTATTATAATAAAGAAATTAGCTATAATGCTAGCGAAGTTGATGCAGTCATTGGCTATTTTCTAAAACGAGGATTTGATAAAGTTGCCGCAGTTAACACTGCTAGTATTTTATTACAACAAGCAGAAATAGATCAGCTCACAGTATTTAAATTAATCGACACTTTAAAAGGTGTAACTGATGTTCAGCTTAGTAATATTGTGGCACAAATTTTAAACTTGAATAGAAGTAAAGTCAGCACTTTAGGATACAGAATTCCTGAAGAAAAACAACTTTTTGATCAGCGACAAATTATAGTATAATGTCTCGATTTGCGCAAGGTAAATTCAATCTAAAAAATCCACAGAAGTATATAGGAACTAAAACTCCTACATATCGTTCAGGATGGGAATTTACTTTTATGAAATTTTGTGACGAACATCCTGCTATAACTCAGTGGGCAAGTGAAGCAGTACGTATTCCCTATCGCAATCCACTAACTGGCAAACAAACAATATACGTACCTGACTTCTTTATTGCATATGCAGATAAGAGTACAAAGCAGCGTGTAGAATTAATTGAGGTCAAACCTAAGAATCAAGCCATGCGAGAAAACTTAGGAAACAGCAAACACAATCAAGCACATTGGGTAGTTAATCAAGCTAAGTGGGAAGCAGCACGAGCCTGGTGCAAACAAAAAGGAATAATATTCCGTATAGTTACTGAAGACGATATCTTTCATACAGGTAGAAGAAGATAAATAATAGTAGCATATAATGGAATGGAACCATGACAAAAAAATTAGAAGACTTGTTAAATCTACCTGATTCAAAAGAAATCATAGAACAGGCAGTAGCTCAAGAAGAAGAACAATCACAATACGAAATTGAACAATCAAGGACTTTTCGTGACATAGAAGAATTCGATAAAATTGCTAGTGCATTGCCTGCTGTAAAAGGTCTAGGCGAAATGGCTGATAAAGAACTTAACGAAATTGCTGATAAAGCTATGCAAGCATACGAGGATCTAATGGACCTAGGCATGAATGTAGAAAGTCGTTACAGTGGTCGTGTATTTGAAACTGCAGGCGGCATGCTTAAAACTAGTTTAGATGCTAAAGTTGCAAAACTAGACAAAAAGTTAAAAATGATCGAATTGCAACTTAAAAAAGAAAAACAAGATAAAGACAGCAGTACAGGCGATGGCGATATTGTTAACGGCGCAGGGTATGTTGTGACAGATAGAAACAGCCTTATAGAACGGCTCAAAGGCTTAGATAAAGATAAATAATACATATAGAACAGGATCATTGCGCAATGAGATCATTTAAAGATATACTAACAGAGTCCAAAAAGACTTATGAATTTAAGATAGGTGTAGCTGGCCCTCTGCCAGAAGGCTTTGAAGATCGGATGGAGACAGCACTTAAAAAGTTTAACGTCTCTAATATGACATCAGGTAAGAAAACACCAATACAAGAACGTCCATTAGACTTTCCGCAACTACAGAATATGGAAGTTACATATTTTGAATTAGCAGTCGAATATCCAACTACTAGTCAAGTGTTACAAGAATATGTAGGTAATTGCTGCGGTGTTCATCAATCATACATTATTGTGCGCAATGCTAATGATCCAAGAGAAGAATATCAAGAAACAGACGATAGTGCTCCGTACGAATCAATGTTGACCAAAGAAGATATGGGAGGCGAAAGCGCCCAAGACAACGTTGCTGGCAGTAGAGTAATGAGTCTTTTAAAAGAACTAGAAACCGCTCGTAAAGCACACGAGCACGACGGTGCCGCTGGTGCACCTAAAGGTGAGTCAAAGGATATTGATGAATCTGAAAACACCAAAAGCACTATAGGGAGCTAATTATGAATATGAAGAAATTAATCGAATCAATGGATCGCATTGAAGAATGTGGAATGACAGAGATGCCTGCAATGGCGCCACCGGCACCAGAGATGGACAGAGGCAATCCAGTAACAATGAGTGTTAGCTTAAATGCAAGCGGTAAAGAGCACGTTGATGATTTAATCAAAATGATGAAAAACGCAGGCATGGGCGCAGCTGAACCAGTTAGTGCTAAAATGCTATCACCACGTATGGATATGGAGCGTTTGTCAAGTATTATGGGTGAGCCAGACATGGGTCCGGAAATGGAAGAGCTTGAAGACGAAATTGGTGAAGAAGAAGGACCGTGCCCAGAGTGTGGTATGGAACCATGCGAATGCGATCATGCAGAAGAAGGATATGCAAACGAGCCTGATCCACAGTACGGTGATATGAGCGATGCTATTCCAAACGGCAACGATCTAAACCGTAAAAAAGGCGCTTATAAAGTAGTAGCTGGCGGCGATAATCCAATGGAATATAAAATGGAAGTAGAATCCATTAAAGCACAGCTAATGGCAGCACTTACTGAAAAGAAAGCAAAGCCAGACTTCTTAGATGTTGACAAAGATGGCGATAAAAAAGAGCCAATGAAAAAAGCAATTGCTGACAAAGGTAGCAAGCCTAAAAAAGGCCAAGTACCTCCGCAGTTTGCTAAAAAGAAATAAAACTACTACTCGAGATGGGAAGTTCAAATAGGGCCTACGGGTCCTATTTTTTTGAGTAAATACAATATGGCAGCATCATTAGACGGCGTCTTAATTAAGAAGGCGAATAGAAAAGAACAATATACAGAGGAGCAAATTGCAGACTTAGTTGCCTGCATGGATCCTGACGAAGGTTACTTGTATTTTGCTCGTAAGTTTGCATATATTCAACACCCTGTAAAAGGCAAGTTATTGTTTGATCCTTTTGAATATCAGCTGCGGTTGATGCACAGTTATCACAACTATCGTTTTAACATCAATATGATGCCTAGACAAACAGGTAAGACAACTTGCGCTGCAATCTATCTTGCTTGGTATGCAATGTTTAATCCAGATCAAACTATACTTGTAGCAGCACACAAATACACAGGTGCGCAAGAGATCATGTCACGCATACGCTTTGTGTACGAAACTTGCCCAGATCATATTAGGGCAGGTGTTACAAGCTACAACAAACAGTCAATAGAATTTGAAAACGGTTCGCGTATTGTAGCACAAACAACAACAGGCAACACAGGACGTGGTATGAGTATTTCGTTACTGTACTGCGATGAGTTTGCATTTGTGCAACCTAACATTGCTGAAGAGTTTTGGACTTCAATATCACCTACACTAGCAACAGGTGGTAGAGCTATTATTACATCAACACCAAACTCAGACGAAGATACATTTGCTACTATTTGGAAACAAGCAGAAAACAAGTTCGACGAACACGGCAATGAACAAGAATTAGGCATCAACGGATTTCATAGTTTTATTGCACACTGGAGTGAACATCCAGACCGTGATGAAAAATGGAAAGAAGAAGAAACTGGTCGTATTGGAGAAGAAAAGTTCCGTCGTGAATACGGTTGCGAATTCTTAGTATTTGACGAAACACTTATTAGTAGTTTAAAACTAGCTGTTATGGAAGGTGTAGCGCCTATACTCAATATGGGTCAAACACGCTGGTACAAAAAGCCTAGCCCACGGTATACATACGCAGTAGCACTTGACCCTAGCATGGGTACAGGTGGCGACAATGCTGCTATACAGGTATTTGAATTACCTAGCTATGAACAAGTTGCCGAATGGCAACACAATACTACTGCTATTCCTGGGCAGATTAGAGTGCTTGCTGACATATGCAAATACCTACAACAAGAAACTAATAACGCCAACGGCATATATTGGAGTGTTGAAAACAACGGTATAGGCGAAGCATGTTTACTAGTTATTAATGATTTTGGTGAAGAAAACATCCCTGGATTATTTGTAAGCGAACCTATGCGCAAAGGACATGTAAGAAAGTTCCGCAAAGGATTTAACACAACACACGGTACTAAGATTACAGCATGCAGTCGACTAAAAACTATGATTGAAAGCGACAAGATGGTAGTTAAGTCTAAACCTCTTATATCAGAACTTAAAGGCTTTGTAGCAACAGGCTCGAGTTATCAAGCAAAATCAGGTATGACTGATGATTTAGTAAGTGCTACACTATTAGCATTACGTATGATGGCAGTACTAAAGGACTGGGATCCTAGGATCTATAACACATTTACACAAGCAGAAGATTATGAAGATTATGAAGCACCTATGCCCATCTTCATTAGCACAAACTATTAACGAGTTGATAAATACATTATGCAAGAATTTGACAAAATAGGCGAAGACCTTTTTAATAAGATTAGAGGAAGATTTCCAGAAGTTACTATAGGTGACGAGAATGGAACAGTTACCAACGAGCCGACTATGGCCCGCTTCTTTGATTTTGATTACAACGGCCTTGGCAAAGTAAGTGTTGCTATTGCCGAGGACGAAGGTCTAACTATTATCTACAGCAAAGACTTTATGGAAGATCAAGATGAAATGACGCAAGATGCATGGTATGACTTCTTAAAGGAATTGCGCATCTTTAGCAAAAAGCGTATGTTAGATTACAGCGTAAGAGATATTACTAAGTCAAATTTAAATAAAAGAGATTATAAATTCTTAGCGAAAACTCCTGAGGACGGACAAATGACAACAGAATCAAAACTATATGGTACTTCAAAAATTAGTTACCAAAAAGTAGGCGAAGCACGTATTGTAATCAAGCATACAGAAAGTGTTAATACAGAACTTACAGCAGGTCGCACACGTAACATTGGTAAAATATATATTGAAAGTGCAGACGGAGAACGTTTCATTTATCCATTCAAACATCTAAGTGGTGCAAGAGCAATGGCACGTCACGTAGCAGAAGGCGGCAAGCCATTTGATGATTTTGGCACACACATTGTTGGTCTATCAGAAGAAATGAGTAAACTGCGTAAGTTTAGCAACTACATGGGTCGTTCAGCTGTAATGGCAGAAAGCCTTGCAGGATATGTAGACGTAGTTAAAGAGCGTATCAAAACAGTTAAGAAAACAATTGAGAGCTTGCAAAAGCCAGCTTACTATGCAGAAACATTTGCTGCATTTGAAAAGCCAATGATGGAAGATGTTCCTGCAGATGTTGCAGAGAATTGGATCGACCAACTAACTATCAAACAGTTTAACGAAGAACTATCAGATGTATTTCCTTACATTTACAAACTAGTAGGTGAAGCAACAAAGGCCAAATCACTAGGTCCAGATGAACTAGAAGAAGTAGCAGGACCAAAAGATTGTTGGGATGGTTATAAAAAAGACGGTACACAAGCTGGCACCGGCAAGAACAAAGGCAAGCGTGTAAACAAATGCGTCCCAGAGGAAATTGAACTAGAACAAGGCTTTGAAGAAATGATGGGCCAGTTTAGCGAAGCTAAGGCAGACGAAGCAGAAGAAAAAGTAGACGAAGCATATATTAAAACTAGCAAAGATGCAAGTGATGCGCTAGGCGTATTACGTGGCAAAGGCAAAAAGATTGAAACAGGCGATGGCGAGTACGACGGTAACTTAGCAAACGAATATGTTAGTGATACATGGGATGTATATACATGGATCGAATCAAATACAAATGGATTTCAAGGCATCGACAAAAACTTTAAAGCAGCAATTGATGACATGATGACATTACGTGGCGAAGCAAAGAAATTAGAAACTCAGGCAGGATCAGGAAAAAACGCACGTTTTGGTAATCAAATTGTAAACACTTTGTATCCTGTAATGCAGTATATAGACGTACACGACTTTGATAAAAGCGCCAAAGAAGATGACGACGACACAATGGACGTCAAGATTAACAGTAAAGGCCAATTGAGCAAAGATGACGGAAAAGAACAAAAGACACCATTAGGCGAGTTTATTCTTAGTTACTTTGATAGAGAACAAGGCACGTTTCCAAAAGGCGAAACAGCAGTATTGACTATGGTTGAAAAAGATTATGGCGAGCAGTTCATAGAACCTGCTAAGGCATTTATCGAACAAATAGGCGCAAAGTTTGAAGAGTTCCAAATGCGCACACAACCACAGCAGATGGAAGCACCAGACACAGGCGAGTATGATAGAATACGTGAGTTAGCTGGTTTAAGATAAGTTAGCTAACCCACTTATAAGTTTTATTTCTTTTTCTTTAAAAAAGACTTGACAAAGGTTGTAGACGGTGTTATTATTAATACTGTGCTATAACA